CAAGATTCAGCTCGTCAGAATCTTCACGCGCTCCGAGTATTGCCACGTCGGCATCGCTTGGGTGGTCGGCGGGCGCGTGTTCGCCCTGGAGGCCGTGCAGACCGGCGTGCGGATTTTCCCGCTTTCGCGTCTGCTGCCGTTTTACTGGCTTTCGCTGCGCGTCAAGTGGGAGCTAGAGGTCGAGGCGTGGGCGCTTCGCCAAATCGGCGAGCCCTATTCAACCTGGCAGGCGATTCTCGCCGGGTTCGGCCTGCTACGAGCTGGCGAGGACGCGATCTGGCAGTGCGCCGAGTACGCACAGGAGGTGCTAGCGCGGGCCGAGTTCAAGCTGGAGGGCTCGGCTACCCCGTCAAACCTCGTGCGCACGGCGAAGGCGCGTGGCGCGGTTGAGTATTACGTGGAGGCTTGATGGCACATATTGACGAAGAAAAACGTCATTGGCACATCGGCAAAGAGATCCCCGTTGCGGTGATCATCATGCTGGCGGTGCAGACGGTCGCGTTCATAGTCTGGATCGCAGGCTTGGCAAAGACGGTGGAGCACCAGCAGCTCGCGATCACCAAGATTGAGGTCACACTCAAAGAACTGTCCATGTCGATGTCGAATCCGATGGTGCCGATCAACACAGCGAACATCGTCGCGCTGGAGAAGAAAGTGGTGGCTCTAGAAGCGCGGCTGGATTTTGTCCAAAAAATTCAGGCCGAGCGCACCCCATTCATCCCAAGAAGGACACAGTGATGGAACTCACCGACTGGATGGAGCTGGCGATGGGCGTAGCGTTCGTCGCGTTCGTGCTGGTGATCGTCGGATCTATCTGGCGGGTACACCGAGACAAGTCCCCCGATAAGCCCAGTCTACTCGACCTGCTGACCGCCACAGATCGCACCGGGCGAGTGCGGTTCGACGCGCGCAAGTGCTGGGAGGCAGGCGCGTTTTTCTGCTCCTCGTGGGCGTTCGTCTACGTCGTAATGACCAAGGCGCTGACCGAGTGGTTCTTCGTCGGGTACATGGGCGCTTGGGTGCTTGCCCGCGCGCTACGGGATCGCGAGCAACGGTTGGCTAACGGAAATAATAGCAAGCAGGAAGGATCGCCATGATCACGCTAGCTCAATACTTCGCTAGCAAGCCGCACGACGCGGGGCACGACGTGTTCGCGGACGAGCTGCTCGGCGCGGTGAATGCGCTGCTCGCCGAGGCGGAGAGCGCGGGCGTGAAAGTACCGCCTTGCCCGAACACCGGCACGCAAATCAGCGGCTCCAAGGGCGGCTCGGGCGACGGTGGGTTCCGCCTCACGACCGCGACCACTGGCGTAGCAACCTCCTCGCACAAGGAAGCGCGCGCCGTGGACGTGTACGACCCGGTGGGAGCGCTCGACGATTGGCTCGACCTGTTCGAGCACGGCGCTGGCGACAACCACAAGCTAGCCGAGCACGGGCTTTTTCGGGAAGCGCCAAACGCAACGAGCGGCTGGTGTCACCTTTCAATCCGCGCGCCCAAGTCCGGGCGGCGGACTTTTGTGCCATGATTATGGTATGAACTCATATATTTCTGAGGAGCGAAAAAGGACGTATTACTCTCGACCGCTTGCAGAGAGGTTCTGGGAGCGCGTTAACAAGACGGATGATTGCTGGCTGTGGACCGGGGTTATTGGAACTCATGGGTATGGCGTTGTTTTCATTTCAAAACGGCCAAAGGCAATTTTCAATCTTGCCCATCGCGTTTCATGGGAGTTAAGCGCCAGCAAGATCACAGAAGGTATGCAGGTTTTGCACAAGTGTGACGTGCGCGCATGCGTGAACCCAGATCATCTTTTTCTCGGAACTCAGAAAGACAATATCAAGGACATGATGAAGAAGCGGAGAGGTCCGGGTAAATTAACAGACGAGCAAATTGCTCAAATTCGTTCCAGCACAATGCCGTCGCGTACTCTCGCTCCATTTTTCGGAATATCAAAAACCACGATCCTCGACATCAGGGCCGGTAAGACGTGGAAGCATCTCAACCCGTAGGAGGCCGCATGGCAGATCCCGATTCGACCGACACGAAGTGGAAGGCCCGCTACGTGGCGAGCGAGATGTGGTTCGATGATCTCATCGCCATTCTGCTGCGCTCGCCGTGGAGCCTCGCCCTATTCATCGGCTGGACGGTAGCGGCGGTGTTCTTCGGCTTTTGGGTAGCGCGGTGATCTACGTCATCCTGAGCCTGGTGGTCGCGCTCGGTCTCTCGGGTGGCTACGGCTGGTATCAGGGCGAGAAGCGCGAACTCGCCGAGGCGAAGGTAACGACGCTGGAAGCGCAGATAGGCCGTCAGAACGACGCCGTGGCGGCGACCAAGGCCGAGGGGGACCGCAGGGTAGCCGCCGCCACGAAGGGCGTAGCGGCCTCCGCAGCGGTCACGCAAGCGATGCTCGGCGAGGCGGCGCGGCTACGCAAGGAACTCGAATCAGGCATCCCCGTGGGGACCGACTGCCCCGCGGGCGCGGCAGTGGCGCAGGTCAGGCGGGGGCTGCGACCATGAGGCTCATCGCGCTGCTGCTCTGCCTCGCGCTCCAAGGCTGCGCGAGCGGCGCGCTGCGGGAGATCCTGTTCCCCACTCCGGTAGCCTGCGCGCCGAAGGATTCCCCCGCGCCGCCCAAGACCGTGAGCGATGCGCTGCTCGGGAAGATGGACGACTACCACCTAGTGCTGGTGATCGCTGCGGAGCGGCTGGAGTTGATCGACTACGCGGGGAAGGCCGACGCGATTATCTCTGCCTGCAAGTGAGTTCTTCCCACGGCTTGTAGGGGTCGTAGCCTGGGCGGTGCGTTGCAGTACGTAGAGCCAATTGTAGGCTTCGGCGTAATCCTCTTTCAGCATGGCGTTGCGACACGCTAGGATGCACTCGGCCTGCGCGGTGGTGAAGGAGCGCTGCTCGGCCGTAGCCTCCGCGGTAAAGCTGGCTGGCCGCAATGGATAGTGGTCAATATCTACTTCGGCAGAAGCGCCGCGCAGGTAGTCCGCCGCCATGTCAGCAACGTTGCTGGTGCGCGAGAAGTCCTCTAGCTTGTCTGCACTCGCGGCTTCGACTAATTTACGCAGAATCGTTTCGGTGGTTTGTAGGCGCTTCAGTGCATCGTCAGTGGTCATGGTTTCGCAGCAAAGGCAGTTGACCCGCTGCGGCTATTGCCGCCATGCGTGTTTTTCGGCGCGATTCTCTATGGTGCTCGATGTCATATCTGAGGTGACAACGGTTACACATCGCTTTCAGGTTCTCCGGGCGGCAGTCCATCGGTGTGTGGTTAAGGTGCGCGACTGTAAGGACGATCTTCCCCTTGGCCCACTTCGCCGGCTCGCCGTTGCGCTCGACGCAGCGCCGCGGACCGGGGTGAGTGCGATGCAGCCCGCACTCCCCCTCGCACTCGCAGCGCCCGCCTGAGCGGTCCCGGATGGCCATGCTGATGGCCTTCCAGTCCTTCGGGTATTTGCCGTAGTCAACCGGCATCCTTAGTCCCCTCGTCTGTCGGCACGCCCGGGACCACAAAGAATCCGAGCTGGCCCTTCCACGGGCGGAACGGCAGCGGCTTGGCGTCCGTCAGGACGAACCCGTACTTCCCGAAAAACCACTTCGATTCGGTCTTGCTAACGCAGTTGATCAGCACCGCCGAACCGACGATCCCGCCGCGCTCCAGGGACTCGAAGGGCGGCAGCATGATGTCCTGGCCAACGTAGTCGATGGTGTCCACTGCGCCCTCGTATCCGGCGCGGCTCATGCCTTTGCCGGCGTGGACAAGGAAGCGCCCGCGCCGCCCGGTAATCCAATCGCGGTTCTCGATGTCCTTGTAGCCGTTGACGATGAGCCACGCCCACGGCTGGCGGATGGATAGGGCGATCATTTCTGAGCGTCCCCGCCGTCCATCGCCGCGTCGATTGCGGCGTCCACTTCCGCGTCGGCGGGTGGTGTGGTTGATGAATCGAGCAGTTCTCCCCAAGCACGCCATAGGGCAACAGTTGGCACCATAACGCCATCAATTTCAAACTCGTTTAGATTCCAGTCCACGGCAACACTTGCAAGTTGAACGGCTTGCTTCAGTGCGGCGTGAAGTGCTTTTATTTCCTTGCTCATCGTGGTTTCCTTCGCGTCGGCTGGTAGTGTTGCGGACTGAGCGAAAAGCGGCGTCCAAAGAACACGCACGGCATCATCCAGCGTGAGCCATTGAGCGTGCTGCTCAGATTCAACGTCCTCCGGTTCTGCTGGGAGATGCGATAGCACAAGCTGCCACGCAGCGCGAATAGCCGACTGCCGCGTAGAGGTTGGTGCCGCGCCAGCAGGCTCGGTATCAGATATTGCCTCTTTGCGACGCGATGTTGCTGCGTGGGCATTAGGCGCTTCCGTTCTGCCAGCCTGCGGCGCGACGTGAGAGGAAACCGGAGTCGCTGTTTCATCGGCACGGTAGCGAATGTCGAACGACGACCAATGGGTGCCATCCTCAGCCTCGTACCACGGTTCACCATAAATCTTTCCTATATCTTGGAGAACCTTCCCGCGCTCTTTGTAATTACCGCCATGGAGCCAGCCTGTTCCCCACAACTTTACCGTAGACACCTGCGGTGCACTCGGAAGATCACTACCCTTCGGCCCTCCGCTAGCCGGGATACCGGCGAGCATATTTCGCATCTCACGTAAGCGAGCAAGCCATTCTTGACTGTTCGGGTTGACCTTCACTCCTTCATAGATTTCTAGCAGGCTAATCGCCCAATCCAGAATCTCGCGCGTCGGGCCCGTGTTGGCTGTTATACTCCAACCTATTTGTGCGACGTTGCGCATGAACTCGACGCTCTTAGACGGGATACGCCCGGTTAGAATGTCATTGCAGACGCGGTCAATTGCTGACCGCGTCTCCAGCGCCGCATCGCGCTTCCCTTCTTCTAGCTTGCGATATTCTTCCCTGAGAACCATGTAGGGCGTGTTTTCAGGAATAGGCAGAAAACTATCCGCCCTCGGCGTCTGGCTGGAGGGTGCAGCAGGAGCAGACACCAAGTCCTCGCTGGAATGAGTACCAGCTCTTGGGGGCATCTGTCCCGCTGCATTGCCTTCGCCGTGCCGTCTATCCCACTCAAGCTGCTCCAGCGCCGCGGCTTCCTTCATCAAGCTGGCGTCGGATAGTTTGCGCGCTTCGTCACGCTGCTGCTCAAGCTGCTCGATAATCTCGGCGGCGGCGTACTCGTCAGAACCTCTCGGCCTGCTTCTCCAGACCGCGATCAGATCGTCGCCCTGTTCGTCCTTTACACGCCACCTCGGTGTCTGGCTGGCTTTGTCGGTCATGGCTTTACCTGTGTCCAGACTAATTCGGTCTTAGGTTCCAAGATGAATTTCTGTTCCTTGAGGATTCCGGTTGCCTTTGGCATGAGAATCTTGTGGAAGCAAACCACGATCTGCTTGGCGGCAATCTTCGATAGCCCGATTTTTGTGACTTTCCCCTCGGCATTGGTCAGGCGCAAGCCGTAGTGATTCTTCCGAAAGTGAATGCACTCCACCTTCCGATTTTCGTCCTGATATACGGCCACGTCCAGCACGGCCAACTTCTTATGGTGAGTTGTAAAGGTCATGGTTTGAGTCTCCTTGCGGCGCCGGCCCATGCAGCGCGTTCTGTCTTAGCTCCTCCCAGGAACTCCCAATCCCTTGCATCAGCATGAATTTGGACTTTGTTCGGATACTGAATAAAAGTGGCGTCCGGGTAGACTGCCAGCACTTTTTCCTTCGCCGTTCTCCTGCGCTTGGGCGAGCGAGTCACGCGACGCATCAGAGATCTCCCGGCTTACGATCCAGTAGCTCAATCAACGCTTCTCGGTCAGTCAGCTTCATTAGACGTTCGACGAACTCGATGCGCCACTTTGGAACACCCTGAGAGCAGAACTCGTGCTGCACAGCCCAACGCACCATACCCTCGGCATACTGGCTGATGTCCTGGCCCATATTGAACGTGAGCGCCTTAAGATAAAGCGCGAGTTTCGAGTTGACCCGCATGACAAGATACACGTCGCTGCTTTTCGATTTCTGCGCGAGTTCGACGCCGCGAAAGCGCCAGTCTTTGATGTTTGCTTCTTTGCGCTTCTCGGGCGAAATGATCGTGCGACAAGTCATCCCTTCTCTCCTATCCCGAACGCGGCGCGGATGGCTTTTGGCAATTCACTGCGACATACTCCAGCAACCTTATTGGCCCAACCACCGTCCCAAGCATCTACACGATCCATGTTACGCGCAGACAACGGCCACTTGACACAAATCTCTGCGCAACGTTCCGTCGTTTCCTGCACGGCAAGCAGGGCGATGCGGGCGGTGAATTCGTTACGCCTTTCGATCCGTCCGTCTATTGCAATCCACTGCCGCCCCGCCTCAATCGCAGCGCGGGTTTTGGGAGGGAGGATCATGGGTTCCTGTGCTTGCAGGCCATGTGCCGCGCGATGTTCTGGAACGTCCGATTGCATTCGGGGCAAACGCCGCGCTTGACGCGCTTTAGTTTGCGTTCGACTTTTTCCTTGGCGGCACGTTCCTCGTTCTCCCGCGCGAGCGTCCGCGCATGTCGCCGCTGCTCCTCCTTTAACAAACGCGCATATTTATCGGCCTGAGTTTCCGATGGGAAGTACTGCCTGTGACCGTTCGGACACCAGAAGTCACGATGATCTTTTAAGCACTCTGTATAGTGCGATTGTTCCATCGCAACTACGCAGCCACAGTTATAGCAGCGGGTGGTTTCAATATTCAACACAGTTGCCAATGAAAATATGCTCATGGTGAAAGTCTCCGTGGAGGGCGCTGGCCCGGTACATGGCGGCGGTCAGTCATGGCTGCGCTCACTCTGTTCTCCCGATTGATTTCTTGAACTTACGAGACAGATATACGGCCTTGCTGTTCAGCCACGCCTTCGGTAGTCGTACTGACCCATAACCCCTTAAGAGACGCAAGGCGAGGTCGTCATGGCACGCGCACAATTCCGAGTTGTCCTTCCATCGCTTCTCTGCTGCGGCCTTTCTCGCCAGCTTGTAAAGCCACGTAAGAGCCAACAACAAACTTTTCTTGTTCCCTTTGCTACGGTGTAGGGCTTTGTCAGTGTGGTGCTTATCTCGGTTGCGCCAGCCGGCTATGGTTCTGACGTTCGCCGTGCCGAAGAAACTGCGAGTCATAGAAGATTGTCGCTCAAGCGAATCTCGACGCACTACGGACGCGATGCACCGCTTGCAGACGCGGTACGGTTTCTCATCCTTGAACCGCTCTCGAACGCCAAGCTGCTTGTAGCGTTTCGAGCCGAGGTCGATCCGGTGAATGCTGTCGTCGTGGTGCTTGGCAGAGCAAAGGGCCAAGTAGCCGATGTGCCTGATTGGGAGCCGTTTCATCGTTCGTCCTTGTTGCTGTCGTCTGTCGGTACGTTGTGTGGAACGGGATCGCGCTCCGTGACGCTCAATACGCGCCTCGGAATGCAGACGATAATCCACCGCCCGCCGTCCGCCTGCTTCGCCAGCACGTCCATGCCTTTCGCGCTGCATCGCTTCGACCAGATCGGTGCAGGCTCGGCGGCTGACGCGGCCTTGCGCTCCTTGGCGGCGCCAACCTTGTCGTTGTAGCCCACCATCGTCCCGACGAAAAGATAGGCGAGGCAGAGGAAGGCGGCGATCAGCGCGGTGCGGATCATTTAACCTCCGCGAACAGCGGGGCATCTGAGGCAATCCGTCTGCGCGCGATCTCGCAATACTCCGGGTCTATCTCGATGCCGACGGCCGAGAAGCCTTCCAACTCGGCGGCTTTGAGCGTCGAGCCGCTGCCCATGAACGGGTCAAGAACCGTGCCGCCCTTTGGCGTCACCAGCCTGCAGAGGTAGCGCATCAGGTCTGTGGGCTTCACGGTCGGATGGTAGTTGCGGTTGCTGCGGTTGCTGCGGTTGCGCGGGTTGTCGCCACCTGGACCGTCAGACTTCACGCGGTCGGCGTCCCGCTTCGGCTCAAAATGGCGCAACCCGTCCTCGCGGTCATGCCGGTCGGCCTTGGTGCAGTAGAAGAAGCGTGCCGCGCTGCCAGAATCGCCTTGGAATGTACTTCCTTTTTCGTCTACGTTCCCGGCAAACGCGCCGTAGGTGGTGCGAAATTTGTCGCTACCACGTCGATACACTGGCGCGGCAGCTCCAGACGGGAATAGCGCAACTACTTCCTCGCTGCCGTCGTGGATCAGGTTGGCGGGCCAGCGGCCTAGCGCATCACCGCCACGCGGTCCTGGTGTTGCAGAGAAGTTCGTTGCTCCACGATCTGCGTAGGTTTGGAACTCGGTGCGCTCGCCTTTCCTCTGGCCACCACCAGCAAGCGTTCCTGATCCTCTCGACGTGCAACGACCAGCAGGGAAAGCGGCCAGCCTATCTTCTTCGCTCAAATGCTCGATACGGCAAGCGTCGATGTTGAGTGCCCCGGCGCCATGCTTGCGCCAGTTCTCCTCGACGGTGCCGATCAGCGGTTTGCGGGCAACGCAGATAGGTTCCCATGCTGGCTTGAGCGCGGTGCCGCCCCACGGCCCGTTGTGTGACTTCGGAAAACCTGACCCGTAGACCCACATCACCGTATCACGGATCTCCCAGCCCGCGTCCTCGATTGCCACAGCTAGCCGGTGATAGGTGCGCGTGCCGCCGAAGGCCAGCAGGTAGGCACCTGGCTTGGCGATGCGGAGAGCAGCCTGCCAAAGCGCGGTCTGGTGCGCTATATCTCCGCCATCCCACGCCTTCCCCATGAAGCCAGTCGTGATCCTAGCGCGACCAGATTCGAGGTTGACCGACGCCTCTCCGGTGCCGCCCTTCTTGCTAGTGGTTAGGTGGTAGGGCGGGTCGGTCACGATGGCGTCAATGCTGCAGGCGTCCATCGCGGCCATGCCTTCCCGGCAATCTTGGTTGAGGATGCGGACGGTCATTTATCTATCAGCGCGGCTCATGCGCGCTCCTTTGCCAAGCGCCAGACATTGCGCATGCGCTTGGCTGCGCGTTCGGCGTCGGCCTTGGCGAACACAGGGTCGGCGTGGACTTTTATTTTGTCGTGGTAAGTCATGACCTGAGTGGCCAGTTCGTATACGGGTCCAACGGTCTATAGCCCGCGTTGATCTTAGCGCGAACCTGATCAACGGCGTTAGCGCAGGCCTCTTTATAACCCAGCTGCGGTTTACCGTTGTGCTTGAGCAACGTGATTGTCTTTCGCAGCGGCTCGGGTACCAAGCGCCAATGGCCGTGGCACATGAGTCGGTCGGCTAGAGGCGCCGTTGTGCACTCGTGGATTGCGCAGGCGCTCAATGGTGAATCCGTCCGCGCAAGAATACAGCCAGATCCTCCAGCATCCAGATCAAGAGGCCATATTCGGATTCGCCCGGGGGCCGGTACCGCCGCAGAAAACCGCGCGTACCTGCGCCGCCTATACGCGGGTGGAACTCGCCGTGGTGGGCGCCGCACATGGGCACCATCGCGAAGGTGCTGCGCAATCCCGAGCCCTCCGCGATGTGGTGAAGCTCCAAACGCCCAGAGCAGCAGCCGGGGACGCGCGGCGCGATCACGCACGGCAACTGCGCGATGAGTGACTTCCAGGAGGCCTCCGCAACCGTCACGCCAGCCCGCGCTCCTCGCCGTGTACGCTCACGTTGGCGAGCGGCGTCTTTTGATCCTTGAAGGAGAGGCCCATCAATCCTCCTTTGCCATCTCGACCTTGACGCCGTTGCCCATCAGCTCGGCTATGCGCTTCTGTTTCGGGATGCTGACCGGGCCGATGTATTTCGCGGCGATATGGTTCCGCGCCGCCGCTTCGCTCTTGGCCTCCACCAGAAACGTCTTGTTATAGTCCGATTCCGGAACCGCCTTCGGTTCCGCCGATACCTCATAAATTCTTGTGCGTGTCATCGCTAGCCCACTCCTTGTTAGTAGACTTCAAAGTCCCCGAGGAAGACCCCGAGGTCGGAAATGTAAAACGCCTCAACTTGCTCCATGAACTCGGCGAATCGTTTCTTCGTGAGGTTGGCGGAACTGCTCAGCACCGCGCGCTCGTCCTTGCCGATCTTGAGGATTTTGCGCGGCAAGAACTTCGCTTTGCAGAATTCGTGCATCTCGTCGATCGAATGCCCGGTCTCTGCGGCGGCGAGTTGATGTAACGCCCAGAGCCTGCGGTTTGCCTGGAGCGACCGCCGGGGCTGATAGGGCGCGATGCGCACATCCCAAACCTGCCCATCCTTGACGGGGAGCTGCGCGATGACGCGCAGCAGCCGTTCGCGCTTGCCAGCGGCATCGTCGAGAATGAACAGGCGCGCTTCGGTCATGCCGATCTTGAGGCAAGCTGCCGCTCCTCGACCGCCTTGACCCCAGGGATGGCGAGCGCATCCTTCTGCGCCCTGGCAAGTCCATGCAAGGCCGTCATATTGATTTCGAAGATCCCAAGCCATTCCGGATGCTCGGCTACGTACTTGATTAACGCGGCCTTATCCGTGACCTCGGCTTTCCAGGTCGTTTTCGTCGTCAGACCGCCGATCTTCGGGGCGGCGGAAGCGATCTCGATCCGATCCGGAATCGCTGCGGCGGTGGCTTGCAGCGCTTCGGCCTTCTCGACTTTGCCGGCGGCGGCGGCACGGGCGGCTTGGGCCTCCAATTTCTCGCGTTCCTTCCGGGCAGCCTCGGCGGCGACGGCCTCGGCCTCCCGGCGCTTGCGCTCCTCGATCTCCTGATAGCCGAGGATACCGCGCTTCACGATCCGTTCGGCCTCGGCCAAGGTATCGGTCGGCCCCTTGAATAGCGCGTTCACCGCCCGCTGAGCTTCGAGCAGCGGCTTGGTGATCGCGGTGCGTGAACCATCCAGGCGCTTCTGCGCGCCCTTAAGCGCCTTCAGATCCTCGCCCGCGGCCTCGCACATATCGCCCGTCGTGATGACGGCGTAGGCCTCCCTGGCGCGGGCCAGGAAGGCCGTAGCGCTCTGGATCAAGGCTGGATCGGGGCGGGCGATGATAACGGATTCCGGAACGATAACGGCGCTCATGCTGGCTCCTTGAGTAATCCATGCCGAGCGCTCCAATTGTGGACGCTGAGCAGGGACAGAAAAACGGCGAAGTCGGTCTTGTCGGTGAACGGTTCGAGCCGATAGGTGCCGTCCTGATCAAGCTGCAACGCATAGCGGCGGGCCGACGAACGGATCAGGCCGTCCTCCGATGCGGCGTGGAGATATGCGGCGGTCTGAAGTCCTACCGACGGGTTAATACCAGCGGTGCATTTCACGTCGAGCAGGGCCTCTCGGTCGCTCACCATCCCCACGAGATCCAGCGTTCCGGCGTAGCGGTACTTGCCCGAATAGACCATGCGCTCCGAGAGGAAGCATTCGAACTTGTTCTGTGCCCTGAACGAGTCCCAAGCGAGCAGGTATCCGGAGATGGCCGGATCTATGCTCGCCTCGTCGAGGTTATCGGTAAGCCCTAATTGGATCGCCGCATGGACGGCTTCCCCGATCTGGCGCTTATGCTCAAGCACCTCCCGCCGGATGCCGTCGAAGTCCTGGAGCGGCGCGAGAATTCGCGTCACGTTCGGCACATACCGCCCGTCAAGGCGGTACTCATGGCGCTCGGCATTGAACTCCAAGCTCACTCCTTCGCCTCGGTCATTTCCCGTATCCAAGCGGCTACGGCGTTGAACTGCGCCGCGGGGATATTGGCGAGCGTCGCCTTGAATTGCTTTTCGAGCTGCGCGTCGGTGATTTCCCCCGAGTCCATGCGGGCGCGTAGAATGCGCTGCTGGCCCTCGGAGAACATGCCGTTGGTGCTAACGGTTTCCTGCGTCTTCGCCTTCCCTGTCTTAGGTTTCGGCTGCCTGACGGGGCGTGGTGCGTCTTGATTCTCGTCTTCCGGTAGCAGTTCTTCCGGCAGGTCTTCGATGTCCTGGGTGAAAATATCCGAGGCGGCGGTCACGTTCAGCGTCATTGCGACCTGCGCCCGCTTGCACGCCATCTTGAGGATCGTATTCGCTTGGTCGGCGCTCTCGGCGCGAACTTGCTTGATCTCGTACTCGGCCCGGTCCTCGCGGCTATAGCCGTGCTTGATCCGGCGCCGGTCCTCTGACATGGCTTCGAATTCTTTGATGCTCGATGCCTTGCGCCACTTGTATTTTTCCTCCATCGAGGAGCACTCGCCGTACCCCTCGCCCATCACGATTCCGGTCGCTTGATGCGTGCCGATGCAGCAGACGCGATAGCGCACGAAGTCCAGACCGCTTAGATCCTCGACGCGGTACGAGGGCGCGATGTGAAACGTCGTGCCGAGAACCTCCGCCCCGGGCTTCCAGAGCGAAGGCTTCGGGGTACCTGGGATCTTTCCGTAGTGCGTGCCCTCCTTCATTACCGCGGCCATTACCTCCTGGATCAGATTTACCTGCGCCCGGATTTCGAGCGCAGTTTTCGGTTGTTCATATCTGACGATTTCATTCATCTGCCACCTCCTGGGTGAGAGTAATTCGCGTCTATGCACCGCATGATCCACGCGCCCCGTCCGGTTGATCCGCGTACCATTGGCGCGGCGCGCAGTTGACACCGAGCGGCGCGGGTCTTGAGCGAGGCACATGGCGCAGCGCCGCAAGCTCGGTACGCAGCAAGGCGAGCTCCGCCTGCGCGTCGAGGCGGTCGGCGTAATCCATCGGGCCGACGACGGCGAGATAGGCGACGACAAAGGCCGCTGCGATGATCCACGGCCAAGGTGAGTAAGACGCGCGGTAATGTTTAAGATCGTCGGTCATTGCTCAATCTCACAGACCGTGAACTGCGCCACGGACCCAGCGGGTGTCGGCCGCGTGCCGTGCCAGACGACCTCTAGCCCCTCCGCCAGGGCGACGTGGTAGCCGATCCAGCGGGCCATCGCGTCCAGCGGCGATTCGACCGCGTAGGCCGTCTCCTCCGCGTTCCAGGTGACGGTGGCGCGCACGCCGCACAGGGCTTCCGTTCGGCTGATCGTGCGGTCAGCGCCTGGATCGAGCATCAGATGCGGATAGGCGCGCTGGAGCGAGTCAAGCCGCAGCCAGTCGCAATCGAGGATGGCCCTAAACGCGGCGTCGATCACGCAGGCGTCGTTCGGCAGCGGCTCGGTCATGAGTTCCCCTTCATCTCCTGTTCTAGCGCCTCGACCGCGGCCAGGATCTGCGCCCCGGTAAGCGTCCACGCCTTGTCCCGCGGAAGTTGCGCGATGATCCGCCACTTGAACGGCTGGTAGAACGCGAGCGCCTTCCGATCATCGCCGAGAAAATCGGCAAGGATCGCGAGCGCGAGCTGGGCTGGACCGGAACCGCCATATCCATGCGCGAAGCCAGTAGGCGAGTGATTCCGCAGGTCGAGGCGCAGCGGCAGCGGTCGGCTATCGACCACCACGGTGTAGTCATCGTTCTGCAACATGCGGTAGAGGGTGGAGATCGTCTTCATACCAGCCCGCCGTACAACTTCTCCCACTGCGGCAGCCCAACATCAGATAGAAAGCGTTCAATCTGTCTCGGCGTCATCAGCGGTAGGCGCTTGTATTTCCAAAATCGATGCGGTCCCTCAAGCGAGCGCCGGATCTGCCCAATCATGATGTCCTCGGCCCAACAATGGACGATTGGCCGTGCGCCGAAGCGATTGCGGATCGTGCACCGCAGCTCGTGGACGCGGAGCGGTTCCTTGGGTTTCGCCGAGACCGAGCGGAGGCCGCGCGTGTATGCCTGGCGTGCGCTGATGATCGGCGTGCTGTCCTTTATGATCCTGTGCGCGATGCTGACTGTGCCGCTCTTGCCCTCTGGCAGGTCGATGGGCGACTTGTACCATGCGGCAAGATAGCCGTTCGCGTTCGCGGGGGCGGAGTTCACCGGAACGCCTCCGGTCGGTCGAGCGCGAGCCGCGCGACCTTCGCGCTCGGCGCGAAGAGTGTATAGGCGTGCGCGAGCGTGGCGAACCCCTCGGGTGAGTCGTCCGTCACGCGGATCGTGGAGAACCCCGAGCCGTTCCCCGGCGGATGGACCTCGACCGAGACGATCGTTGATGCCTCGTCCCAGCTATTCTGTACCAGCTCGCGGAGAATGAACAGCTTCGTCCGGCGGGCGGCAACCTTCGCGAGCCCGGCGCGATCGACCTCGAACCATCCGGCGCGGGTGTTCACGAGACCTCCACAAAGCGCATCGCCGTCTGGAGCAGGTGATCGTAGTCGCCAGCCTTCGACTCCTTCAGGTACTCGTCGATCTGCTCCTGAGAGAGTCCCGCCTTGCGCATCGCGCGCTGCACTGCGCCCATGATCGCAAAGGCGTTCCCGTCCTCGCCGACCAGCTTGACCTTCACCTGCGAGTATTTCGGTTCCATTGTCTTCTCCTTTTCTGGTTAGTGCGCCGATCGCGGCGCTCGGGGGAGGGTCGGCTCGCGGCCCTCTCCGGAGCGCCCCTCGCGGGGCGCTTTCCCTACGCTGCCACGGCCTCCTTTCTCGCGTTGTCGTCGTTCGCCGGCTCGATCACCGCCAGCGCCTTCTGGAACGCCTTCACCTTCAGGTCGGAACCGCGCCCGAACCACGCCGAATCCTGCCGCGTGTCGTCGCTGCGGGCGTAGGGGTTGTGGTCCACGTGCTCGGCCACCGCCTGCACGAGCCCCCACACCGTCTGACGCGTGCTCTTCTTGTTGGACCCCGTCTGCGCCCCCTTGAACAGCTCCAAGATCTTCGCGAAGCCCCGCGGCGCGTCGTCCTCGGCCACGCCCAAGAGCTCGCGCAGGAGGGCGCTGGTCAGGTCTCGCATCGGCTATTCCAAGCAAAAAGTGTCGAGCATAACCAGCGAAATGTCCGACATGTTCATCGTCACTTCGTCAATGCGCGGCACCTTCGTTTCGTCCGGCGCTTCCGCCGTGAACGCATCGGCTATCTGGCGCAGGTAAGCCGCCAGTTCTTTGCGGGACGCCGGGTGCATGTCTGGGACGAGAATACAAATCTCGTTCAGGGCACCCAACACGCTCTGAACATTGGCGTCCAATTTGAGCTTGGCGGCGGTTTTCATGCGGCCTCCCCGAGCTTGGCGAGCAGGGCGCGATTCCGTTCCGCGTCATGGTCGAGACGGTCTGCCGCTTGGTCCTTGGTAATGCCGTCGTAAGTGCGCGCGTCAATGCGGAGCGAGCGCGCTAGCAATTCTGCGCGCTTCGTAAACTCCGCGAGAGCCGCGACGAGTTCCGGATAGGCGTTGCAGCGGCGCTCAACTTCGCGTTTCTCATCGAGCGAAAGCGCCTGCGTCAAAGGCTGGTAGCGCCAATCCTTCGCGCTGATGTAGCCGTTTAGGTCAACGGCGATAATAGGCAGCGGCGTTGCGGGTGTGTGCTTGGTGGTCATGGTCACTTCATCGGCCATCTTGAATGTCAGATTGTCGGATGTCGTCAGGTTCACGCGACCTCCCGAAAACGCCGCCATTCCAGCGCGGCGCTTCTCTGCGGTGTCGGGGTAGCTGTCTTTGGCGTTCATCGGTTTCTCCGTTAGTGCCCGGAACCCCGGGCTGGTAGGCGAATGTTACGCTCGTTTGCCAGCAAAGTAAACCCCATCGCTAAGTCCTTGATCCAGCGAGGGTTTACCACTCGGGTTTACTTTTGCCCACAACCAGCGGTAAACTTGGCACATCATGGCGTGGAAATACGTACACGACCGCGGGGTCGCTAAAGCGGTTACGGTGGCGGGCGGATCAACGGTGGTCGCGCAAACCCTCGGGATCACCAAAGCGGCAGTGTGGCGCTGGGGGCGCGTGCCGAGTAAACACCTGCACAAGTTCGCTCGGCTTGCAGGAATAAGCGTTCGGCGGCTACGCCCAGACCTCTACAAACGCAACGGAAAACGGAGGCAAGTAAAATGAAAAGCGAGTCAATACACCGTGTGGCGCGCGCGTTGAACGTGAAAGCGCGGTACGACACGAAGATCAAGGCCTGGTGGATCGGCGGCAAAACGTTCACCATCGCGGAAGTGGGCAAGATGACCTCTACTGGGCTGCGCAAGTTGTTTGCGGGTCGCGAAGCCGCGCTCGCATCCCCGACCGAGACGGCAGAACACGAGGCGCAAATTGCTAATGGTAAGCTGGCCAGCAAGCCAAAGGCGGCGGTGAAGAAGGCCAGCAGCTTTGACGAGGCAGCGAAGATCACGCTCCTCGTTGTTGGCAATCCCAAACGCAAAGACACCGAAGCCAATCGCATTTGGGCCATATACCGCCCCGAGCTGACAGTGCGAGAGTTCCTCAAGGCTGGCGGCACTGTAGCTGCGCTGCGCTGGGACATCGCGCACAAGTTCATCGCGCTGGCTTGAGAGCTGATGGAGCTTGTTTGCTTCTCCGCGGGCCGTGCTGGCCGAACGTTGCTGCCATCTAAGTTGCCGCTGGGTATTGCGGGGCGGATGATACTACTGGTGCCGCACGGCCAACGCGGTGACTACGAGCGCTTCGGCAACCGTAACGTGCAAGAGACACCTGAGGGCGTGACTGGCATTGCGCGGCGCCGACAGTGGTGGCTAGAACAAACTGCTGCCGATAAACTCGTGATGCTAGATGACGACCTCCGCTTTGACACTCGCCGCGAGGATGATCCAGAGAAGTTTCTCGTGTCAACCTTTGACGAGGTATCGCTGCTGTTCCGAGACATAGAGACGCAGCTGGACCGCTTTATCCACTTAACGGTCACGCCGCGCGAAGGCGGCAACCACACCGGAGCAGAAGGGCGCTACATGGAGGTCGGGCGCGCTACGCGCGTACATGGCTTGCGCCCGCGCCGTATTCGTGAGCTCGGGTGTCGCTACGATCACCTGCCGGTCATGGAAGACCTTGACATGAAGTTGCAACTCCTACGGCTCGGCCATCCGAACCTGATTGTGAACTATATGGTGCAGGGTCAGGGACAATCAAATGCGCCCGGCGGGTGCTCCGTGTACCGAACCCCAGAACTCCACGCGCAAGCCGCAGCATGAATTACTACCGAAGGTACGTCGGCGACTACCTCGGCAAGACGATGCGTCTGTCCACAACCGAGCACGGTGCGTATAGCCTTTTGCTCGACTTTTACTACGCCGAAGAACAACCAATCCCGGCCACGCCGGAGGAAATCTACGTCATCTGCCGCGCCATCAAAGCGGAGGATCGGCGGGCCGTTGACACAGTGCTGAAGCGATACTTTGTAAAACGTCAAGATGGGTACCACAACTCTCGGGCGGACAAGGAGATTGCAACCGCAAAGCAAGCCCGCATCAATGGCGCAAAGGGGGGGCGACCAATAACCGGAATTGAAACCGAAACTAAAACCGAGACTGAAACCGGATTGATAACAGAAGAGGGGGGCGGATCGCTACATCCACCAACCACCAACCACCAACCACCAGCCTTCAGCCTTCAGCCTTTAACCCGCCAACCTTCAACCAAGGGCAAAAAGTGTTCCGCCGCGCCTCGCGCGTCGGCCCCAAGCGGCACCGAGACTTGGGAAGCCTACGCTACGGCCTACCTCGTACGCTATAAGATGCCTCCAGTGCGCAATGCCACCGTGAATGCCTGCATAGTGCAGTTCGTCAAGCGAATCGGGATCGTGGAGGCACCGCAGGTCGCCGCGTTCTACGTGGGGCATAACAACGCCTTCTACGTTCGCAAGGGTCACTCGGTCAGTCCGATGCTCTCGGATGCTGAGAAACTGCGGACCGAGTGGGCAACTGGGCGGAAGATCACCGGCCTGGAAGCGCGCAGCGCGGAACAAAAGGACGCGGTGCGCGAGCAGGTGAAGCGCGTCGCCGAGAACATGGAGAAGGATCATGGCCGAAAAGAATAAACTCCTCGAGGCCCTCAGCGTGACCTATGCCGTCGTCGGCCAGGAGATCAGCGACGCAGCGATGGAGATGATCGCGCGCGACCTAGCGCCGCACGATCCGCAGGGCGTTTTCTTGGCTCTATCACGTTGCCGCAAGGAGCTGCGGAAGATCTCGCTCGCGGACATTCTGCAGCGCATCCCGGGAGGCCATCCGGGGGCGGAGGAAGCCTGGTCGCTCGTGGCGCGCGGACTCGCCGACGAGGGGCCGACGCTCGTCTGGACGGAGCAGATTCGGGAGGCGTTCGGCGTGGCGCTCGGCCTTACGGATGACGCAGTGGCGGCGCGGATGGCGTTCAAGGAATGCTATACGCGGCTCGTCTCCGAGGCGGTGGCGCGGTGCGAGATCCCGCAATGGTCGGCTTCGCTCGGGCACGACGCCAGCGGAAGGGCGGGGCCGCTCATTGACGCGGCGGAGCGCGGGCGGCTCGCACCGGAGTTCGTGCGCGAGTTCCTGCTATCGCCGGACCAAGGCTCGGAGCGGCTGATTGCGTTGTGCGCGAAGTCCGTGAAGGCGATCGAGGCGCCGAAGCCGTGATCATCGTCGCCAAGACCGACAAGTCGAGCGGGCGCGTCGCGCGCGTAGAGATCCCTGAAGGCAAGGACGTGGTCGCCGTGCTGAACGCAGTGCTCGCTGGCTTGGGATTCAAGACCGCAACCGAAGATCCGCTGCACGACGAGATCATGGCGGCGAGAAAACAACGGGGCTCGGCTGTCAGCACGCAGCCTCCGAAAGCAGAGCCGCCAGCATTGGAGCTCCGCCAGTCCGAGTCCCGCCAGTCCGTCGGCGTCCGCGAAACTTCACGCGACGCCTACCGCAAGGCGAAGTGGTCCGGGAAGTTGACGCGCCAGCAGGAACAGATCGTCGCCTGGTTCCGGGGCCGAGCTGGGGATGCGACGCGCCAGGAGATCGCGCGGGGGACGGGGCTCGGGATCAACTGCGTGACGGGCCGGGTGAACGAGCTGCTTAATCCGGAGATCGGCGTCCTGCGCGAAGTTGGCAAGCGCAAATGCCGCGTGACCGGCGAGACCGCTAATGGCTTGGTGCTGGTATGAGCAGGAATCTTGACGGGTTGAAGAACCTGAACAAATCCGCAGCTATCGCGGATGATGCGGTCATAACTGAAATGAAAATGCTGTGGCCGGAAGGATCTAAGGTCGCCGTGATGTTGCAGTCCAATCATTCGAACGCGAGTCGATGCATCGTACTCGGCCATGACAGGTTCAGCTTGCGGTGTCGGCCTGGCCGACACCGCAAGCTCTATCACCAGCGAAGGATGGGAACGCCGAGAGCGGGAGTTCAGATTACACGAGGAAGGTGGATGTGATCATGGGGCTGCGCGAAACGGTCAACGGCCCGGTCCTGAATCTGGCGTCGGCCCCGTGGCCGACGCCAGATTGTCCGAACGGTGGGAGGGTGCTGTCGGACGAACAGACGGTCTCCATGAAATCGAAGCACGGGCGCAAGGTGCAGGTTGGGCTGGAGAACGTCGCCAACCTGGCCCGGCCAACGGATTCTGGGCCGACGCCGAATGGATCGCCTGCAGGGACGGCAAAGCGCGCCCAATTGAACCCGGCACATTCCCGCTGGCTCATGGGGCTACCGCCCGAATGGGACGATTGCGCGCCTACGGAAACAGCCTCACAGCTACGCAAGCGGCGGAGTTCGTCCGCGCCTACATGAGCCTGAGACCTTGAACGGCAAGCGCAACCACCTCGGCCAGCGCGTCGGCGAATGGCACCAGCGCGCCAAGCAATCCGATGCCATGGTCCGCCGTGCCCTGGACATGCGGCGCGAAGGCCGGACCCTCGGCGAGATCGCCGAAGCCCTGGGCGTGAACGAGCGCACCGTCTGGGATTGGATCACCTACCGGACGCGGGCCTCGGCGTGAGCCGCATGCTTCGGCTCTCCGAGGAGCAGTTCGCGGCCCTGCGTCGAAGGCTAAAGACGCCCGCTTCGCAAAGGATAGCGAAGACTTTGCCGACGCGTTTGAAGCGCAGCAGCCTGGAGGCCGAGCTCGCTTGGCAGATGGACGCGGCGGGGCTCGCCTACGTCTCCGAATACCGCTTTGACCCGGTGCGGCGCTGGCGTGTGGACTTCGCCTTCCTGCCTCAGAGGCTGGCGGTCGAGATCGACGGAGGTGTACACAGGATCAAGGATCGGTTCGAGCGTGACCCAGAGAAGCACAACGCGCTCGTTCTGGCGGGATGGCGGTTGTTGCGGTTCTCCGCGCCTATGGTGCGCGGCGGCCATGCCCTGCTGACGATTCGCCGTGCGGTTGTAGCCTTTGGCGAGGCGGCAGGCCGCGATTGAACGCCGAGCTATAATTGCCCCCCGCAGATGAAGCAGCGCGAGCCCCTCCTAGACGAGCCCGCCGAGGACGAGTGGCCCACCCACGAGGCGCTGCTCAACTGGGCGGAGTGGTGCCGGGTCAGGCGGCGCCCCGGACGGTGCTTCTCGGCCGAGGGGCACTACCGGCCGCCGGCCGGGAACGTCTACCATCCGCCCGAGCCGCGCCGCGCCCTCGACCCGCTCGCCGCCGAGCGGGTGAACGGGGCGCTCCTGGCCCTCCCCGAGAAGTGCCGGCGGGCGCTTCACTGGCGCTACCACCTTCAGGCCCCGGATCGCGTGATCGCCAAGGCCCTCGCTCTGCGCCCGACGGCCTACCAGGCGTTCATCAGGGCGGCCAGGCTGATGCTGCGCAACGTTTTACTTTTCCGGCGATCTAAGCCTATAATTCGCGCTGACAATCCGGCCCCCGAAGTAGATGCCCGCAGGCGGGGCGTCTTTTACCCCGCGGGGGCGTTGGTTTCGGTCTAGGGGTTTCACCCCGCGCGCTCGGCAATCTTGCCTTCTCCTCCCTTGGGCTTTGGGGGCGCGGGTCCTTCTGTTGTTTCCGGTAGAGGTTGCGATGCCAAGGGCTGCGTTCCGGCAATGCCCCGCCCCGGGCTGCGGCGCCCTGACCTCGGGCGGCCCCTGCGAGCGGCACAGGCCCAAGGACGAGCGCCGACATCGGCACGCCGTCTACAACCTTCGGGCGTGGCGCGACCGCCTGAGGCCCGCGAAGCTCGCGGCGAACCCGCTCTGCGAGGACTGCGAGAGGCGCGGGAAGCTCGTTGCCGCGACCGACGTTGATCACGTGGACGGGGACGAGTGGAACTGGGCGTGGGAGAACCTTCAGAGTCTGTGCCACCCCTGTCACTCGCGGAAGACGGCCGCGACGCAAGGCGGGTTCGGGAACAAGATCAAGGGGTTAGGGGGGGCGTAAGTCTGTGGCCGTGCGCCCGGCGGCCTTGCGGCTATCAGTTTATCCACGGGGGCAAGATAGGCCGGCCGAAGCTAGAAGGCTATATGACTGACTTGCGCAACGCTTTGAACCAATAGGGAAACATGCCCGGTCCGGCGAAGATGGCCCCAGAGCTAAAGGTCTTGGCGGGGACGTTCCGCAAGGGCCGGGACGCGCCGACGGACAAGGCCGGCCCAGAAACGCAGGAAACGGACTCGGCGCCTCGGTTCGACCTGGTAGAGCAATTGCCCGCGTTGCCGAGGGGGCTGCGCGGCGAGGGGCGCGCGATGTGGCGCACGCTCGGCCCGATCCTGGTGCGCTGCGGGCAGCTCCAGAAGCCGGACCTGTACGCGTTCGAGCAGCTCTGCCGGCTCTGGGGCGACGTGAAGCGCAAGTGGGAGAACGGCACCACGGTAACGCCCGCCGAGAACACGATGCTTAACACGCTGTTCAACTCATTTGGAATCAACCCAACGGCCAGACGCCGCGTCGTGCGATACCTCGCGCCGCCCGCGCCCGCCGGGGCTGGCAAGCCGAACAGGTTCGCCGGCCACGGCAAGCGGCCCGGGGGCCAGGCGCCTTGACCACGCGGCGCGCGCGGTGCGCTACGCGCGGGCTGCGGTGCGGGACGAGGCGGGCGAGCGGCACGGGCGGTGGTTGAGGCTCGCCGCGGCGCGGTTTCTGTGGGACTTGGCGCGCGCGCGGCGCGGGACGGCGGGCTTCGGGTTCGACCCCTGGAGCGCGAACGACGCCTGCGAGTTCATCGAGAAGCTACCGCACGTCGAGGGCACCTGGGAGAGCCCGACGCTCAGGCTTCACGACTCGCAGGTCTTCTTGGTTGCGCAGGTATTCGGATTCCGGAACCGGGGGGGCGGGCGGCGCTTCACGGGGGTGTTGCTCAACGTCGCGAGAAAGTACGGGAAGAGCACGCTCGCGGCGGCGATCCTGCTCTACTGCCTTTGCTGCGAGGACGAGGCTGGCGCGCAGGTTATCACCGCGGCGAAGACGGGGCAGCAGGCGCGTATCGTCTTCAGCTACGCGAAGCGCATGGTCGAGCAGACGCCGGACCTTCGCGAGTGGTACGGCCTGGAGCCGTTCGCGAACGCGATCGCACGCTGGCAGATCGGCGGCACGTTCAAGCCGATCAACGCCAAGGCGTCCTCGCAGGACGGGCTGAACCCGAGCCACTGCGTGCTCGACGAGATCCACGCGCACCAGACCCACGATCTGCTGAACGTGCTGCGCTCCGCGGCGGGCGCGCGAGCCAACCCGCTTTGGCTCTACACAACGAGCGAGGGTTACGAGACGCCCGGGCCTTGGCCGGACCTGCGGGCGATGGCGCAGAACGTGCTGTTGCGCACGTTCGAGGCCGACCACTTTCTCGCGCTGATCTTCGCGCTCGACGACGACGATGCGGAGTTCGACGAGACGCGCTGGGTCAAGGCAAACCCGGTGATCGGATCAAACGCCATCCTTCTACGCGAGGTCCGCAAGGAGGCGGCGGAAGCGCGGCAGATGCCTGGCCATGCGGCGGAGTTCCGCATCAAGCGCCTGAACCGCCGGTCGGCAGCAGCGAAGAGCTGGGTGGACCTTGAACGGTGGCGGGCTTGCGCCGGCGCGGTGGACCTAGAGGCACTGCGGGACCGCGACTGCTGGGCGGGCCTTGACCTCGCGAGCACGAAGGACTTGTGCGCCTTGCGCCTCGTCTGGCCGGTGGACGGGATCTGGTTCACCTGGGGCTGGCGGTGGGTGCCGGCGCTCGCGGTCGCGCAGCGGACGGAGCGCGGCACGGTGCCCTACGCGAGCTGGGTGGCGCAGGGGTTGATCAAGCAAACCGAGGGCGAGGTCGCCGACTACGCGGAGATCGAGCGGGACATCGACGCGCTTTGCGAGCGGTTCCTGCGGATCAAGGAGATCGCCTTCGACCCGTGGAACGCGACCGAGCTTTCGAGCCGGATGATGGAGAAGAGCAGGATCATGGTGGCGTTCCGCCAGGGCGCGAAGAGCTATCACCCGGCGATGCAGGCGCTGGAGCGGATCTACTACGCGAAGATGCTGCGGCACGGCGGGGACCCCGTTCTGACCTGGTGCGCGGCGAACCTGGTGCCGCGCTTCGATCCGAACATGAACATGGCGCCCGACCGGCAACGGAGCGGGGAGAAGATCGACGACATGGCCGCGTTGCTGATGGCGATCGGGCGGGCGGTGGCGGGCGGGGACCAGAGCAGCGTCTACGACACGAGAGGGGTAATCGCGCTATGACGCTCAAGACAGAGAAGGTGGCGTGATCGCCGTGAAGCCGCATGATTGGTTGTTGCTCGCGGGCTGCGCGATGCTGATTAGCGGGGTCGCCTGGGTCTACGCGCCCGCGGGGCTGATCCTCGCGGGGCTTGTCCTGGTGCGTGCGCACGCAAAGATCGAGGCGAGGAGGCAGCCGGATGCTTGAGGGCCTAAAGGTTATGCTCGGTGACGCGTACCGCGCACTCGGTGTCGCATTTCGCGCCTCGCCCGAGAACCCCTCGACGAGCCTCTCGAACCCGGCGCAGTGGCTGCTCGAATGGGCTGGTGGTGGCCCCTCGGCTTCCGGGGTCGCCGTCACGGAGGACAAGGCGCTCGGCGTCCCGATCGCCTACGCATGCGCGAGCCTCGTTTCGCGCGTGCTCGCCTCGCTCCCGGTGCACGTCTACCGCCGCTCGGGCAAGTTTGCCGAGCCCGCCCCTGAGCACTGGGCGCAGCCGCTGCTCGCCGAGGCGCCGAACCTGCTCCATACGGCCTTCGTCTGGCGGGAGATCGTGGCGTTACACGCGCTTTTTTGGGGGAATCACTACTCCGCGATCACGCTAGACCCGCGCGGTGAGGTGACGTTCCTGCCGCTACTACCGTGGAACGTGCGGGTGCGGCTCACGACGACCGGCGACCGCAAGGTGTACGTCGCGCGGCTCGCGGACGGCGTGGACAAGGAGCTCCGCGAGGACCAGATCCTGCACATCCCCGCCCTGGGCTCCGACGGGCTGACGGGAATCTCGCCCGTGCGGCGGCTGCGCAATATGTACGGCCTCGCGATCGCAACGGAGAACTTCGGCGCGAAGTTCTTCGCGAACGACGCCCGCCCGAGCGTGATCATGGAGATGCCCGGGAAGATGGACGAGAAGGCGCAGAAGAACCTCGTCACCTCGCTCTACGAGAAGTTCTCCGGCGCCGAGAACCGCTGGAAGGTGCTCGTGCTGGAGCAGGGCGCGAAGATGCACATGGTGCAGATGCCGCTGGAGGACGCGCAGTTCCTTCAAACCCGCATGATGGAGGACTCGCAGATCTGCGCCGCGTTCGGCGTGCCGCCCCACATGATCGGCCTGACCGAGAAGACGAGCAGCTGGGGGACCGGCGTGGAGCAAATGTCCATCGGGTTCTCCAAGTACACGATGGTCCCGTGGTGCCGGAAGATCGAGATGGAGCTGCGGCGCAAGGTCTTCACGGACGGCGAGCACTTCGCGAAGTTCGACCTGAACGGCCTCGAGCGTGGCGACTACAAGAGCCGCATGGAGGGCTACCAGATCGCGGTGATGAACGGCATCAAGACGCGGAACGAGGTGCGCGAGCTCGAGGACGACCCGCCGCTCGCCGACGGGGACGTGGCGCTGGTGCCGGCGAACCTGACCACGATGGAGAAGCTCCAAGCCGAGCCGAAGGAACCCGCCGCGCAGGGCGAGGACGGCGCGCGCGGCGTGACGGTGACCGTCGCCCCGCCCGCCGTGACGGTGAATGCGCCCCCCGTCAACGTCGCCCCGCCCGCCGTGACGGTGAACATTGAGGGCAACAAGAAAAACAAGCGTGAGTTCGAGTTCATCGAGGACGAGGATGGGCGCATCCGCGGCATGCGCGAGAAGCGCGAGCCCGAGCCCGAGCGAGGGGCCGGCGGGTGAACCAGCGCTACGACCGCGGCCGGGAGGCCTTCGGCGAGGCCGAGATCAACTGGGCCAAGGACCAGATCGTCGCGTACCTCGTGAGCAACGCCTACGTGCCGAAGGTCGGCAAGCACCGCACCGTGAGCGACCTGAGCGACATCGTCGCCGGTCCGGTCGCGCTCGAAGGCAAAACGATCAAGGACGGTTATGCGGCAGCGGGGCAAGTGGTGTTCGAGGCCGTGAAGGCGGAGGCGATGATCCGCGCCATGGTGATCGCGAAGAAGAACGCCGCCCTGATCGCGTACATGGACGAGGTGACCGGGTTCCCGATGCGCTCGAACGGCGGCGACGTGGTGATTGCCACGCCAAAGGACAAGCCGTGGTTCTTCCGCCTGTAGGTTTTGGGGGCTAACGGGAAGATGCCACTCGCGGTGCTGGCCCTCACGCACGGCCGGTTAGAGTTCTATACGCCGTTGGAGTCCAGGCTATACGGGTGAGCGCGCGGCGCCAGTTCGTGCAGGCGTAGTAGGTGCCGCTCGTTTCCGAGGGACTTCCGGCGATGACTCCGAGGATTTGATGCACACCCTTTCCTTCGACTCAGAAACCGGCACCGACGCCATGTTCCGTTGCACGTCTTGCGGCCAGATCATCGGGTTCAAAAAGCCCGGCATAGGCGAACCCGCCGCAGTCCCGTTGGAAGGTGGCGGATGGACACACCCGGATAATTTCGACCAGTGGATGGTGCTATGCGAGCCAACCTGAAGCCTATTCACTCCAAGCGCCTTGAGCGCTGGCTCGGCACCGAACGCATCGAAGTCTTGAGCCGCAAAATGAATGTTGACAACCTATGATCTTCACTCCGTCTCGGCAACACGCGAGCACCCATTCCCAGAGGCTTGAGCGCTGGGTTGGGAGCGAACGGCTTGAGTTGATCTCGGGAGCGATGCGCAACTGGCCGCGAGGCGCGCCCCCGATTCACCTGCTCGACGTGCCAGGCTCGGTGCGGGTCTGCGGGGGCGGGGATTTCAGCGGGCCGTTCGAGCGCGGAATGTTTTTCTCCGCGATGGATGCGTTCGAAGCCGCCATCAAGCGGGCGGTGCGCGGGACTGGGAGGGTTCACTACGGAGTCCTGAACGCGGGGTTCGCCTCGATCTCTGACGCGCTCTCGCAGGCTTCGCAAGGGTTCGTCCAATACCCTGCGGGGGTATTCAACAAGGTCGGACCGACGGGGGTGTTGGGCGTCACGACGAGCCTGCACAAGATCGGCCCTCAACCCGCCGCCGGTGTTGCCGCCGCCGCCGCGCCGGGCGGGACGGCATACGTCGATTCCGACACCGGTGGGATGGGGTTCGCCAACCCCGCGGTCGGCACGCTCCGGCTCACGGGGGCGAACGTCACCTGCTCGGCGATCAACAATTCGCTTCTTCTCTACGACCGCATCTTCGGCGTGGCAAAGACGATGAACAGCACAGCCACCGAGGCGGTGACTGGCGTGCCGACGCGCTACCAGGACACGGTTGCAACCGCTGAGGGCTACATCGGTGGCAATTTCGGTTTTGTCGAGGTCGGTCTTACCGCGCTTGCCGCGACGGCGCACAACTGGACGGTTTGCACCTATCTCGATCAGGCGAACGCGGCGAGCACGCTGCCCTCGCTCACGGGCAACTCAGCCGCGATCACCCACCGGCTGGACCACCCGGTGCAGCAGTTCTTCGCTCCGCTCGCCTCTGGAGACACCGGCATCAAGGCGTGGACGCAGATGCAAGCCTCGGCGCTCGTCGCGACCGGGTTGATCGACTTCGTCATCGGCCACCCCATCGGGTTCATGTCCTTCCTGGTGAGCAACTCGGTGATACCCTTCGATTGGTTGACGAACCAGGATCAAGCGCCGCGCATCTTCGACGATGCCTATCTCGCGTTCCTTGAGATCAACAAGCCTGGGTCGGGCACCACCACCTACACGGGACGCATCGCAGCGACGAGCACTAGCTCATAATGATGCGTGCTGCCGATGAAACAGTGGGTAAGGTGGTGATCTGACGTGAGCGGCCTGCGCAGTCTAAAGTTGCGTAGCGGGCAGCTCATCTGGACGCCGCTGATCGGGTTCTGGCAGGCTCCGAAGACTCTTGATGCAGCAGACCCGCAGATTCCGAACCTGCCGTTGCTCTCTTCGGCGGACCAGATAGATCAATGGATGGCGGCGATGAACCGCCCCTGGCGAGACATAGTTTTTTCGCAGCCCAAGACGATGTCATCCGGGATGACACCGCCAGATACGATGCCGACCTAAAGGAGAAATGCCATGGCAAGTTACAACGCATCCCACCAGACGCCCGCAGGGACGAACCTCACGATCATGGTGCTCGCCTCGGCGGCCGCCGCTCGCGGGAGGATTCACCAGTTGATCATCGGCTCGGACGCGACGCCAGCGGACGTCGCCACCGAGTTCGCCGTCCTGCGGCACACGGCCGCCGCAGTCGGCGGCACGGCGCTCACCGAGAAGCCAACGGACCCGACGATGCCGGCCGCATCCTGCGTGGCGACCGGCGGTACGATGACCGAGCCGACCTACGAGGCGGTCGCGACCGAGGGGCTGCTCCAGATCGCGCTCAATCAGCGGGCGACCTTCACCTGGATCGCGAACCCGGGTCGGGAGCTCGCGACCGTGGTCGGGACGGCGAACGGGATCGGGCTCCGCTCCATCGCCTCCGGCGGGACGCCCAACATCAACGCCACCATCGCCTGGGATGAGTGAATTATGGGTGCTTTAATTTAGGCGTCCATTTCATGCTGCCGTCGCCTTTTTGATTCAAGCGCATCAGCTTGCGATAGATTCTGAATCTCATATTGAGCACAGCCGACGAGAGAGGATGCACACCCTGACCGAGAAGAGTGTCCGTGAAAGATAAGTAAAGTAATGCGCGCTCTTTTTCAATACGAGATAAGGCGATAAAGACCTAAGAAAACGCACACTGGCATTGCTATGGAAATCAAGAGAGAAATAGGGTTTACATCCAGCTCGATGATGCCACGGTCTCAGTTTGCCGCCGAGTTTGTTTTGTATGGCTTTGAGCACCGAGATTTCGGTGTTGCCGATATACACGCGTCGCGTCCACACTACATGGTTGACGCCACTGGAGCGTTTAAGACTTCCGGAAATTGTGATGCCACCTTCCCCATCGAAAAATCCTGCAATATAGGCGGTGGATAAATGCCTGACCATAGCGTTCTCCGACCTCATGGATATATCTCCATCGTTGGAGATGGGATAAAACAAGAGTATGACACACTTTCTTGCGTTCATTGCGGCAAGCATTGGATGGTGGTGCCTGGATCTGGGCGCAGGCGTGGCTGGTGCATGAAGTGCAACGGGCCACATTGCGGCGGGCCAAAATGTTGGACGTGTAGGCCGCTAGAGGAACTGATCTACAGGGGCTGATAGTGTGTGGCTGAACGAAGTCAATATCAATACCAACAGATTACCGGCCCGGTCTGGCGGGAACCTGTCGCTGAGAAGCTCGCGTGGCTACCTCGCGGGCAGCAGCCAGCACGAGCGCTCCCACCAAATCGGCTTGGCGATTTCGCACGACCGGAATTCGCTGCGTTATATAAACCGGAATTGCTTGAGTGGTTCCCGACCGATAGATACCGCGGGCGCGAGCTGGCGAGGGCGCTTAACGATTGGAGCGTCCTCCCGCAACGGGTCGAGGCGATCTACGACCCGCAGAATCTCGAATGGATGCCGCGCGGAGCATATCCACAGGTTCCAATCGAACGGCGTCGGCTTGGTGACTTCGCCAGGCCGGAATTTGAAGCGCTGTATGGGGCGGAAGGCCTGCAGTGGCAGCCCTCAGATCGATATGCTGGCAGATCGCTTGAGCGCTCGCTCACTAGACACTCGGTCCTCGATCCGTCACCGCCGATTGTCGTTTACGATCCGCAGAACCTTGAGTGGGTGCCAAGAGGCCAGCAACCAGCGAGGGTCGAGCCGCGTGGTCTGCTGCTCCAGGCGCTTCTTGATCCGCTTCCGCTGGTCGTCGCGTATGACCCGCAGAATCTCGAATGGCTTCCCGCCGGCGCGGCCCGCGGGCCGCTGGCGTTGCAAGGGATTTTTCTCGGTCCATGGGCTCTTGATCCAGCTCCCGTAGCGGTCACGGAGCCGAAAGCGCTCATCGGCGGCGTCACGCCATTCCGGCGTCCGCCGCTGCGGTTGCCGTCGTGGTTGGAGTTGGAGTGCCGCCCATTCGAGGAGCCTACGTTCTGGGGCCGGCCGGTGGCGCGGCAGGAGAGCCTGCACGAGTCCGCCTCTGTCGCGGAGCTGGCGGAATCGCTCGTCGCGCTGCGCGTAGCCGCGAGATTCACGGCGTCGCCGCACACGGTCGAGGCGCGCTACCAGCAGCTGCGGCTGCGCGCGCGCGTCATGCTGATCGCGAGGCCGGAGGAGAACGATTGCCCAGAGAGGCTGCGCTCGATCAGGCAGCCATCGCGCGCTGACCTGCTGATGGCCGCGATGAGAGTTCGATAACGAAGGAGAAACGAGATGAAACCAGAAGAGATCAACTTCGACGTGGTGCGTAGGCGCGGCGCGGAGTGCGAAACGCGCTCTTTCGCCTTGGACGAGGTGCGGGTGGAGCCTGGCGCGGACGGGATCGGGCAGAGAATCATAGGGCACGCAGCGGTGTTCGATCTGCTCTCGGAGGACCTCGGCGGGTTCCGCGAGAAGATCTCCCCGGGGGCGTTCGCCGAGGTGATCTCGACGGACGACGTGCGGGCGCTCTTCAACCATGATGACAACATGCTCCTCGGCCGGAACAAGGCGAACACGCTCTCGCTCGCCGAGGACGAAAAGGGGTTGCGGAGCGTGATCGACCTCCCGGATACGCAGCTCGCGCGCGACCTCGCCGTGCTGATGGCGCGCGGGGACGTGAACCAGATGAGCTTCGCCTTCGAAATCTCGAAGGACGGCCAGGACTGGGAGAAAACGGGCGATGGACCGTGGATCCGCACGATCAAGAAGATCAAGCGGCTGTGGGACGTGTCGGTGGTCACGTTCCCCGCGTATCCGCAGACCGACGCCGCGGTGCGGGCGATGAGGGCGGTGGAGGAGGTCGCGCTCGCCGCCGCGAGGACGAAGAAAGAGGACGAAGATGCGGTGCTCGCCGCCGCGGGGCTCGCGATCGCGCGGCGCGCCGAGGTTACGCGCCTCGTGCAGCGTCATCGGCTGCGGCTGATCGACCAGGGACTTTGACATCCGCCTCGCCTATTCGAGGGCGGGGTTTTCCGGCTTAGCAAGGGCTTGTAACGGCGCGCCCCTCCCGGGACGCACGCAGGGCCGCCTCGCGCGGCATTTTTTCAAGGAGATATTCAAATGTTGCACAAAGCAAAGGCACTTCGCGAGGAGCGCGCCAAAATCGCGAAGACCATCAGCGACAACCTCGACCTCATCCAGAAGGACGAGACCGAGGAGGCGCGCAGGCAGGAGCTGATCGAGAAGAACGAACAGCTTTGGAAGGAAGTCGAGACCAAGAAGCGCGTGATCGACCAGATCGAGCGCCAGGCGGATCTCGAATCCGAGCTGAACGACCGCAAGGGTCATCTCCAGCCCAATCCGAACCTCTCGGACGATCCGAAGGAGCGCAAGGAGCAGCAGAAGCTCGCCGTCGAGGCGTACATGCGCTTCGGCGCCGAGGGGCTCTCGGAGGAGGGGCGGGCGATCATCATGCCGAACACGAACGCCGCGCGAGCGGCGATCGCGGACTGCGTGCGGTCGCTCAAGGGGATGTCGCGCGAAGTGCGCGACCTCGCCACGACGACCTCCGGCGCGGTGCTGCCGAACGAGTATTGGGACGACATCGAGAAGTCGATGCTCGCTTTCGGCGGGATGCGGGAAATCTCCCGCACCATTCGCACCGCGACGGGGAACTCGTTCATCATGCCGACGATGAACGACACCGCCAACGCGGCGACGCTCGTCACGGAGGCCGGCACGAGCGCCGGGGTGGATCCGACGCTCTCCAGCCTGACGTTGGGCGCATTCACGTATCGCTCCCGTATCAATCTTTCGCGGGAGATGCTGCAGGACGCGAGCTTCAACGTCGACGCCTGGGTGCTCGGGCCGGATGGGCTGTCGCAGCGGCTCGCGCGGGGGCTGAACACCGCCTTCACGACGGGGGACGGTTCCTCGAAGCCGCTAGGCGTGATGGTGGCGACCTCCTCGGGGCTGACGATCAACGACGGCACCGCGATCAACTACAACGACTTTGTCGACCTGGAACACGCGGTCGATCCGGTGTACCGCCGGAACGGGCGCTACATGTTCCACGACGACTTGCTCAAGTCCGCGAAGAAGATCAAGGACACGCAGAACAACCCGATCTGGATGAGCGGGCTCACGCTGCGTGCGCCGGACACGATCCTCGGCTATCCGTACACGGTTAATCAGGACGTGGCGCAGCTCAACCCCGCGGGCGGGGCGGGCGCGGCCGGCGACAAGGTGATGGCGTTCGGGGACTTCACGAAGTACATCATCCGCGACGTGGTCGGGGACGGGTTCCCGGTGATCCTGCGGTTGATCGAGCGCTATGCCGAGCTCGGCCAAGTGGCGTTCCTGCTCTTCAGCCGGCACGACGGGGATCTGCTCGACGCGGGCACCGACCCGATCAAGCACGCCATCACCCCGAGCTGACGAAGGCGTAGCACCGCCGTCGCCCGTTTCCTCCTCCTGAGGGCGAGGCGGTTTTGCCCCGGCTTACGGGCCGGGGCTTTTTTCAGAGGGCAGGTTTGCGCCTGTCCTCCGAAAAAGGAGCTGTGAGATCATGCGCATCCGCTTCAAATCCAGCGTTGCCGGGCCGCTCTGCACCTACCGGCCGGGCGAGGAGATCGAGCACCAGGACGAGGCGCAATGCGTCCGTTGGATCAAGGCCGGGGTGGCAGAGCCGGTCAAGGTCCGGGCCGCCGAGACGGGCGTCGCGCGCGCGCCGGAGGACACGACCCTCCACCTGCCGCGCGGGAAGCGGTACGTCCCGCGGGCGAAGCGACCGGCGGGCTGAGAGTGGGACCGTACTCGCTCGTCCTGCTCGACGGCCCTTCCGAGGAGCCGGTGACCCGCGCCGAGGCGAAAGCGCACCTCGGGGTCGAGCACTCGAACGACGACGCGATGATCGACGCGCTGATCGAGGCCGCGCGCCAGGCCTGCGAGGTCGAGACGGGGCGGCAATTCTGCCTCGCGCGCCGGGAGATGCGCCTGGACGCCTTCCCGACCGCGGGGAACCAGCAGATCACGGTGCCGCGCCCGCCGCTCTGGACGCTGGAGAAGATCGAGTACATCAACGCCGACGGGAACCTGACGGCGCTCGGGCCGACGGAGTATATCGTGGACAAGAGCTCTGAGCCCGGGCGGGTCCGGCCGACGTTCGACAAGAGCTGGCCGAGCGCGCGCGATGAGATCGGGGCGGTGCGCGTTACCTTCCTCGCCGGGTACACGCCCCACGAAGTCGGGAGCCCGACGGACTACGCGCGCAACGTCCCGAAGGCGCTCAAGCAGGCCGTGCTGCTGACGGTCGGGGATCTCTACATGAACCGCGAGAACGTGAACATCGGCAATATCACCAGCGAGCTGCCCGGCACGGCGAAGATGTTGCTCTGGCACCATCGCGTAGTGAACTACGACCTCACGGCCTGAGCGATGCCCGCCGGGTTGGCCGTCGGTCGCCTTCGAGAGAAGGTTACGATCCAGAGCCTGACGACTGTCCGCGACGCTCACGGCCAGCCGATCGAGACTTGGGGCACGTTCGCGGCGTGGCGCTGCGAGATCGCTCCGATTCGCGGGCGGGAATTCTTCGCGGCGCGGCAGTTCCAGGCCGAGACGACACACAAGCTCACGGGGCACTGGATCAGCGGCGTGCTGCCGACGATGCGGATCTCGCATGGCAGCCGGATCTTCCGGATCGAGGCCGTGATCAACGTCGGGGAGAGGAACCGCGTGCTTGAGTTGATGTGCGCAGAAACGCTTGGCGGATGAAATTGCCGTTTGGGAACGTCGAGCCGGAGTGGGCCGGGGCGACGGTTGCGATCATCGGCGGGGGGCCGAGCCTGACGCAAGAACAGGTGACGGTCTGCCGCGGGCGGTGCCGCGTGATCGCGGTCAACACGTCCTACCTGCTCGCGCCGTGGGCCGACGCCCTGTATTTTTGCGACGAAGCGTGGTACGGCTGGCATCGCGAGGCAAAGGCGTTCCGCCGGTTCGCGGGGATAAAGGTGGCGCTCGCAAACGCGCGCACCACGTACTCGGAGCGTGGAGTCTTGAACGGCGACCCGGCGATCAGGGTGCTGCGAAACTATGGAGGGCCGCCGGAGTTCGTGGGGCTGTGCGAGAACCGCGACGGCGTCTACACGGGGAGGAACAGCGGCAACCAGGCGATCCAGCTCGCCGCGCACCTGGGGGCGAGGCGCGTCCTGCTGCTCGGGTTCGATATGCGCGCCCAGGGCGCGAAGACGCACTGGCACATGGCGCACAAGCGCCCGACGGACCCGAATGACTTCAATCAGATGCTCACGTGGTTCGCGCCGCTCGTCGAGCCCTGCCGCAAGCGCGGGATTGAGGTCGTTAACTGCACGCCGGGGAGCGCGGTCGAGTGCTTCCCGAGGGCGACGATAAACGATGCCTTGGCGGCTGACGAGAGCGAGCGCGCCGGGGAGCGCGCGCGTCGGGAGGTGAATCAGAAGCAGGAATACTTTTTCCGCACGTCTTGATGGCCCGCGCATGGTGCCTGATCCGCGAGCAGGTCCACTATAGGCGGGAAGCGTTCCTCCAAGGGCTCGCCGCCGCCGGATATGAGATAGCTCAGAGCGCGCGCGAGGAGGGGAATCCGAACTTCTCTCGCTCCGGCGCGGGCGACGTGCTGGTGATCTGGAACCGTTATGGGCACTACGAGGATTGGGCGCGGGAGTTCGAGCGCCGCAGCGGACGGGTGCTGGTGGCGGAGAACGGCTACCTCGGGGACGATTCGAACGGGCGGCAGCACTACGCCCTCGCCGTCGGGCAGCATAACGGCGGCGGGCGCTGGCACGTCGGGGGGCCGGAACGGTGGCGGGCGCTCGGGATCGGACTAAAGCCCTGGAGGACCGATGGCGGGCACATCCTGATCTGCCCGCAGCGTGGGATCGGCCCCAAGGACTACGTGCAGCGCGCGAACTGGCAGCACAGGCTCGCCGACCGGCTGAAGGGCGTTACCAAGCGTCCGGTGCGTATCAGGCCGCACCCGGGGAACGTGCCGCAGGCCGAGGCTCGGGCGTCGCTCGCCCGCGACCTGGATGGCTGTTGGGCGATGGTGACGTGGGCCTCGGGCGCGGGGATTCACGCGCTGGTCGCCGGAGTGCCGGTGTTCTATGAGGCGCCGTACTGGATCCTTGCCGGGGCGGGGGAACGCAGCGTTCTGGACATCGATAATCCGCACTACCTCGCGCGGGAGGAAGCGTTCGTAAAGTTGTCGTGGGCTCAGTGGACGCTCGCTGAGCTGGCGACCGGAGAGCCTTTTCGCCTTCTTGCCGCGTTGCCGTGAAGTTCGTCTTCTACCGTAGCCAGACGGGCCGCTCAAGGATGATCCTCGGTGCGGTCAAGGAGGGCCTTGCGAAGCTGGGACATGGCATCGTCGAGGTCCACGAGAGCGAGTACCGCGGGGTCGAGGCGGATGTGGCCGTTCACTACGGCCTCTGGGGTAATCTGCGGCGCATCCAGCAGGAGTACGCGGCGGCGGCGAAGTCCGTCTTGATCGACCTCGGGTATTGGGGCCGGGTCGAGGGCGGGAAGCTCGCCGGCTACCACCGCATCGCGGTGAACGCGCGGCACGCGACGGGTTACTTTCAGCGCTTCAGGCACTCGCCGGACCGCTTCCGGCGCTTCGGGATCGAGCCGAGGCCATTCCGTCGCGACGGGGGCCACGTGCTGCTCTGCGGCATGAGCGGTAAGGCGGCATGGGTCTACGGGCTCGAGCCGCAGCAGTGGGAGCGGGCGGCAATCGCGCGGCTGCGGGCGCATACCGCACGCGCGATCCGCTACCGGCCGAAGGACTCCTGGAAGGACGCGAGCCAGCTTGAGGGAGCAGCGTTCCACCAGGAGCGCGTGGACATCGGCGCGCACCTCGCGGGCGCTTGGGCGGTGGTGACGCACCACGGGAATACGGCGCTCGACGCGCTAATAGCTGGCGTGCCTGCTTTTTGTGAAGAGGGGCTCGCCTCGGCGCTCGCAAAACCGGCGCTAGAGGAGATTGAGTCTCCGTTCTACCCGGACGAGGGCGCGCGCGACCGGCTGCTCTGGGACGCGGCCTGGACGCAGTGGCGGCCGTGCGAGATGGCGGACGGCTCGGCGTTTCGCTACCTGTTCGAGGAAGGGTTGCTTTGAAATTCCAAGGTATCGTGCGCGAGGCTCAAAAGCGTGAAGCGCTATGGAGTGGAGTTTGAAGCTCGCGTTCTACGCGTCTGACGGAGAGGGCGATAAATTGCTCGTCGCGGCGGTGATGGCCGGTGCCGCGCGCCACGGCGATGAGGCGAGATACATCCCGTGGCCGAGCTACGATGGCGTGATCGCGGAGGCGGACGCCGTGGCGTGTTACGGCGTGCGGGCGTCTACCCGCATCATCACCGACGCCTATCGGCGCGCGGGGAAGCGCTCGCTTTACTTTGATAAAGGCACGTGGGGTCGCGGCATCTATACGCGGGTCGCCGTAGACGCGTGGCAGCCAACAGCGTATTTCCGATGCGGACGACCGAGCGATCGGCTGGAGAAGTCCGGCATCGTACTGAAGCCGTGGCGCGGCGCGGCTGGTGCGAAGATCATCTTCGCGGCGACGACGCAAACCTGGCTCGATTTTTATGACATCGGGCATGGGCGCAGGCTCGACGAGCTGATGATCGGAATGCTCGCTGGCTTGGAACCGGGCATTGTCGTTTACCGCCCGAGGCCGGCCTACGCGAGGAAACACCCGGAGCTCTGCGGACCCATCGCTGGGGCGGAGCTCTCGGACCCGACGCAACCGCTGGCCGAAGCGCTCGCCGACTGTATGCTGCTCGTGACAATCGGCTCGAATACGGCGGTAGAGGCGCTCGCTGCAGGAGTCTCGGTGCTCGTGCTAGGGGACAATCCGTGTCGATTGCTCAACTGGCGATCCGTGGATGTAGAACGCGAACGGCCTCAGTTCTTCGCGGACCTCGCGTGGTGCCAGTGGAAGCTCGATGAGTACCTCTCCGGTGAAGCGTGGGCGGACATCAAGGAAACGATGAAACGGACGGTGCAATGCGTGTAATTTTTTGGGTAGCGGAGAAGGACAGAAATTACGGCTTGGCGGAGGCCGTTGCGGAGAGCGCGAAGGTACACGGCGACGAGGTCGAGATCGTGCCGCAGCGCATGTTCCAGGGCGTGCGCGGCGACGCGGACGCCGGGGCGTGCCTCGGCGTCAAGCGCGCCGGCAAGCGCCTGCTTCATGCACACCTGCAGGCTGGGCGTCATTTTCTGTATTTCGACAAGTCGTATTTTGACAGGGCGAATTACGTGCGCGTCTCCGTGGACGCCTGGCAGCCAACGGCGTACTACAGGCAGCAGCGCCCGGCTGATCGCTTCGAGCGCTTTAGGCTGACGATCGAGCCGCGCTGCGGCGGCGGCAAGGAGATCCTGTTCGCCGGGTCTTCGCAGAAGTACGCGAATTTCCACGACCTCGGCGACGCGACGGAGTACGCGGGGCGCGTCGTGCGGCGTCTGAAGAAGTCGATGAAAGTCCACGAGCGGCCTATCGTCTACCGGCCAAAGCCGAGCTGGGTCGCGCACCACCCCGAGGAGTGCAAACCGATCGAAGGGACGCGCTTCTCCGCGCCCGGGACGCCGATACGTGAAGAGTTGAAAAACTGCCATCTGCTCGTGACGCATGGCTCGAACGCCGCCGTGGACGCGCTCCTCGCCGGGGTTCCGGTGATGGCGCTTGGCTCGGGGATCTTTAACCGGATGTCGATGGGCGAGCGCTACGATCTGATCGAGAACCCATTCTTTCCTACCGATGAAGAGCGGCGGCAGTTTTTCTATGACTTGGCGTATTGCCAGTGGACGCTTGACGAGTTCCGCTCGGGCGAGGCGTGGGCGGACCTGCGCGGCACGTTCGCGAAGCTCGGGCCGGTCCAAGGGGCCGTCGGCATGGAGGAGAGCAATAGCCTCGCCCATGTCGTGGGCCTGTACCGCAAGATGCACGAGCACCCGAAGTATTTCCGGGGCCGCGAGGCGCATAAGCACTTCTCCAAGATCGGGCGGCTGGTGCTCGCGCACGGCGCGAAGTCCATCCTCGACTACGGCTGCGGCAAGGGCGAGCAGTACGGGCCACCGATCAGTTTGCAGGAGGCGTGGGGCGTGGAGGTCGCCTGCTACGACCCTGGCGTGCCGCGCTTCGAGAAGATGCCAGAGGGGGCCTTCGACGGCGTGATCTGCTGCGACGTGATGGAGCACATCCCGGAGCCGCACGTCGGAGAGATTCTGCGCGATATTCTCTGCCGCGCCCGCAAATTCGCGTTCCTCTCGATTGCTACGATGCCGGCCTCAAAGACGTTGCCGGACGGGCGAAACTGCCATCTGACGGTGCGACCGGAGGCATGGTGGCGCGAGCAGATCCAGGCCGCGCGCGTCGCGGTAGGAGCTGCGGAACTCCAGATCGAGGCGGCGATCTACAACGCGCCGGTCGCGCCACCTGAAAAGGAGGATGACGATTGACGCTGGAGGAGCTTCACCAGCTTTATCGCCGCACGCACGAGCAGAATCCGAAGCGCTTTCTCGGCTACACGACGAAGCTCTATGTCGAGCCAATCAAGAGGCTCATCGAGGAGACGGAAGCGACCTCGCTCCTCGACTATGGCAGCGGGAAGGGCGCTCAATATCTCGGTGGTCGCCGAGTGCATGAGCGCTGGGGCGGGCTGCTCCCTTGGTGTTACGACCCTGGCGTCATCGGATTGAACGAGAGACCGCAGCGCAAGTTCGACGGCATGATCTGCTGCGACGTGATGGAGCACATCCCGGAGGAATTGCTCGCCGAGGTCATCGCCGATGTGTTCTCGTTCGCGGAGCGGTTCGTTTTGCTCGGCATTGCCACCGTGCCATCGCACAAGGTGACGGCGGACGGACGCGGCTCGCACCTTACCGTCAGACCGCCGGATTGGTGGATGTCGGTCATTGACAGGATGCTCCCGCCCCGATGCGCGCTTCCGCCGTTTCGGTGGGAGGCGTGGTTCACGGATGAATCGAAGATCGCGAGGAAAGGATGATTCGGCTTTTCAACGGCTGGAAGGCGCTCAAGGAGGATGACGACTGATGGACAAGTTGCGCGTTTTCATCGGCTATGATGCCGATGAGACGGTGGCGCTGCACGTGCTCTCGCACTCCATCATGAGGCACGCGCGCGCCCCGGTTGCGATCACGCCGCTGTGCCTGGGCCAAGTGCCGATGACGCGGGAGCGGGCCGAATATCAGAGCACGGACTTCTCGTTCTCCAGGTTCCTAGTTCCGTATCTGTGCGGCTACGATGGGCGGGCAATCTTCATGGATTGCGACATGCTCGCGCGCGCGGACCTCGCGGAGCTGCTGGCGCTGCACGACCCGTACCGCGCCGTCTCGGTGGTTAAGCACGAGTACGCGCCCAAGCCGGGGGACAAGTTCCTCGGCTACAAGCAGTCGCTCTACGGCAAAAAGAATTGGTCCAGCGTGATGATCTTTGAGAACGCGCTTTGCCGGGCGCTGACGCCGCACGTCGTGAACACGGCGAGCGGCCTGTTCCTTCATCAGTTCAAGTGGCTGCAGGACGACTCGATGATCGGCGCGCTGCCGGTCGAATGGAACCACCTCGTCGGGGAGTATGAGCCGAACCCGAGCGCGAAGATGGTGCATTTCACGCTCGGCACGCCATGTTTCGCGGCCTACGCGAACTGCGAATTTTCGGCAGAGTGGCATGAGGAAAAGAACCTGATGCTGGACTACAACAAGGCGGGGGAGTTCTCACGCAAGGCGAGGACTGGGACTTGAGCGCTATCATGTCGGTGGAGGCGGTAGACAAAGGCGCATTCTGCAAGACCTGGGCTCGGCGCTGGCAGGATGCGCGGCCACAGCTCAAGGCGAAGGAGCCACACTCGGCTGTTCGTTCGGGCGTCGCTGATGCCGAAGCCTTGTCATTGCGCGTGCAGTTGAACAACGTGCGAACGTTAGACTTCGGTTGCGGTCACGGACGGAGCGCGCTCGGCCTCCTGCTTCATGGAGTAAACAACTACCTTGGCATAGACGCGCGCCTCCTGGCGATCGAGTTCGCCCGCAGGCTCTTTGCCGAGCAACCGGGCTATCAGTTCGAATACTTCGACTCGGCTAATGGTCGCTACAACAAGGGAGGCGGGCCTAAATTGTTTTTGCCTGTTACAGCCCGCTCCTTTGAGCTTGCCTTGGCGGTGTCGGTGTTCAGTCATGAGCCAGATGATGAGGTGGTGGCCCATTATCTGAGCGAACTGTGGCGAGTATTGACGCCGAACGGTGTGCTGGCATGCACCTGGATTACCAGTGCGCCTATGGATCATGCGGATAATCGTTTTTCCATCCGTACCCACGAGGGGATTTTCGCACTTCTGAACGCTTGGGCGGTGTCGGATTGTTGGGGAGCGGGGGAAGCGGGCGATCAATGGTGGACATTAGCCCACAAAAGTAACAAGTCGCCCACGGTTGCCGGGTCACATAACCATGCCTGAGATCGCGGTCGTTACCTCGTGCTCGGCGGCGGGCTGGGAGCAGTACGGTCGGGGCTTCGTCGAGACCTTCACGCGGTACTGGCCTGCCAATGTGGCGCTGTATCTTTGCTCAGAGGATCTCGGGCCACGCCCGATCGACGCGCAACTGATCGACCTCGCGGCGTCGGAAGGCTGGCTGGCATTCGAGGCGCGACACCGCGATAACCAGCGCGCGCACGGACGGGCCCGGCAAGCTGGCGACATCGGCTGGACGCCTAACAAGATCAAGGCGGGTTACAACTTCCGTTATGACGCATTCCGCTTCGCGAAGAAGGTTTTCTCCATCGAGGCGGCGATGCGCGAAGTTGGCAGAGGCCGACTTCTGTGGGTTGACGCCGACGTGGTGACGTTCGCGCCCGTGCCGGAGGCGCTGCTTGACGAACTGCTCCCGATCGGAGCGGCGCTCTCGGCGCTGCTACGCGATGGCTATCATCCGGAGTGCGGCTTCGTCGGCTATAACTTGGAGCACGAGGCGTGCCGCGCTTTCATCGCGGAGTTTGCGAGGCTCTACGCATCGGACGAGGTCTTCGCGCTCCAGGAGTGGCACGATTCCTGGGTCTTTGAGTGGTTGCGAAGGAAGATGGGCGTGCCGACGCACGCGATCCCGCACTGCTCGCGGCGGCATCCATTTCCGAATAGTGCGCTTGGGCGCGTGGCGGATCATTGCAAGGGAGATAGAAAGATCGCCGGCAGGACTGATCCGCGTGAGGTGTTCACGCACAGCGACATCCCATATTGGCGTGGTGCCGCGTGATTCTTCCGGAGGAACTTGCCGCCGGCACCAGCACGACGGTCGAGCAGGCGGAGCGCCGTATCAGTCGTTATGAGCGGACTTTTCGTTCCATAAGGCCGTGGCTACCGCCAGGATTGGTTCTTAATTTCCTGGACATCGGTTGCGGCACTGGGGGGGTGGCGATGCGGGTGGCGGGTCATTATCCGAACGCGACCGCGCACCTGATCGACGGCGATGCTTGGGGCGAGAAATTCTCATACCGTCCAGACGGCAGGCCTTGGGCCGACGTGAAATTGGCGCTAAAGCTGTGGGCGAAATATCTACCGAACCGTGCCGTGCGCGCCTGGCCCCCGGACCCGGCGTTGACGATCCCATGCGAGCTGATCTACTCGAACTGCTCCTGGGGGCACCACTACGCGATCGAGACTTATCTCGGTCTCGCGCGGCGGAGTCTGCAACCGGGCGGCACGCTGATCGTGGATTTGCGCGTCGGGAATATCGGCGAACATGGTCGCAAGGCGCTCGGGGCTTATTTCGCGCATGTCGCGGACATCGAGGTTGGCCAGAAAAAGTACGCCCGCACGGTGTGGAGGAATGCGCGATGAACTTGGAAATGATAGGTAGTTTTATTCGACGGCTGGCGAAGCGCCATTTTCGAGCGCGGCTGCGGCACTTAAAGGTTACGACCGGACCGAGCAAGGCCGAGAAGCGGGCCGAGAGAGAAAAGAGTGCGCTGGAAGCTTCCCGAGGCAGATAGCTACTTCGCGCCCCTGCTAACGGACGACGGATTCCAGATCGATCACCTGCGCGTCGCGCTTGGGTATGTGCGGGCCTGGCGCACGGCGGTCGATGGAGGGGCGCACGTCGGCACTTGGACCTGCTGGATGGCGCAGCGCTTCGGTCGTGTGTTGGCGGTCGAACCGGCGGAGGATGCCTTCGAATGCCTGTTCGCGAACACGCGGCGGCTCGACAACGTGGTGCGGCTGCGCGCGGCGCTGGGCGCCGCCCCCGGGGTGGCCTCCGTGCTGGACGATGCGCGGCGTCCAGGTAATACCGGGGCACGCTATCTCGGCCCTGGCAACGACGTGGAGGTTCTGCGTCTGGACGACTTGGAGCTGGAGGATGTGGACTTCGTCAAGCTCGACATCGAGGGCGGCGAGTTCCACGCGCTGCAGGGCATGGAGGCGACGCTGCGGCTCTGCAAGCCGGTCGTGTGCGTGGAGGAAAAGCATTTCGGCGAGCGCTTTGGCGTGCGACCTGGGGCGGCGCTGGAGTTCCTGCGCATGCTCGGTGCGCGCGAGGCCGAGGCGATCGGCAAAGACCACGTGTTCCTGTTCGACCACTGAGGTGAAGCGCGATGGCTGATTTTAGGACGCAATGGAAGATAACCGGCCTGAAGGAGCTGGCAGAGTTTCTCAAAGACCTGCCGATGGATCTGCGCCGCGGCGTGGTCCGGAGGGCGCTGCGCAAGGCCGCCCTGCTCGTCGAAACGGACGCGAAGCGCCGGGTGCCAATCCTCAAGCCTCGTCTAATTAAGGGGCGGTCGGAGCTGGATCCTAGGCGCACCCCCGGGACGCTCCTGAACGCGATCAGGACCGCGGGAGCGTTTAGCCCGGCTGGCGGCACGGAGGTGATCGTCAAGGTCGGCGTCAAACGTCTTACGAAATCGGCCGTCGCCCGGTTCAAGCTGGCCAGCGGGAAGGGGGGGGCGTTCAACCCGAATGACCCGTTCTACGCAATGTACGTCGAGCGCGGAACCTCGAAGACGCCCGTTCAGGCGTTCATGCGTCCTGCTCTGGAGTCGCAGGGTTTCGCCGTGGTAGAGCGGTTCCGGGAGGAGTTCAGACGTGGCCTAGATGAATTCGCGAAGAAGTTATTGCTGCACAAGGGGCGGGCCGCCTCCGGGGCGTGAGCGATGGCGAAGACGGAGGAGAGGCTGATCACGGTGCTGGAGGCGAGCGCGGCGGTGAATACGCACTTCGGCGCGACGCCCAACACGCGGATCACGCCTGGGCTGCTGCCGCAGAATCCGACGCTCCCGGCGATGACGTACCGGCGCATCGCTGGGGCACCGGTCAGCTCGATGGACGGGCTGGACCCGCTCGACAATGGTCTGTACCAGCTCGACGTTTGGGCCTCGACGCAGAAGGCCGCGCGCGAGGCCGCAGACGCCGCGCGGGACGCGATAGACGCCTCGGCTGATCTTGGCGCCGCGCTGCTCTCGGTATTCACCGACTACGAATCTGAGACCCGCATTTACAGAGTCTCGATGGATTTTAGCTTGTGGTTTCACGAATCTTAATCCGATAGGAGATTGCAATGCCAACGAAAGCGATGAAGTCGAAGGGCGTCCTGCTGCAGCGGTCCTCGGGTGGCAGCCCGGACGTGTTTGTGACGATCAGCGAGGTGGTGAGCTTTGACGGCCCGTCGAGGTCGCTGCCCACCGAGGACGCGACGAGCTTCGACTCGACATGGCAGGAGCAGATCGCGGGCGTTCCGGACGGCGGGCAGTTGACATTCGGGCTGAACTACATCCCGAACAACGCGCAGCAGGCCGGACTGGAGGACGACCTGGAGAACGGCACCCTGCGAGCGTTCCGGCTCGTATACACGGACACGGACCTGTCGCGGAAGGAGTTCTCTGGCTTCGTGACGGCGTTCTCGACCTCGTCGGGGAATCCGAACGCCAAGATCGCGGCGAGCGTGACGATCCGCATCAGCGGCGGAGCGAGCTAACCGATGACCATTCTTAGCGGCAAGGACCTGCTCGATGGCGGGCTCGCGCTCAAGACCGAGCGCGTTCCCGTCCCGGAGCTTGGCGACGGGGCAGAGGTGATCGTCCGAGAAATGACGGCTGCGGCCCGCGAGCACTACTCCGATGGGCTGTTAGTCGAGGACCCGGATGATCCGGACGAGTCCGGAGCGCCGAAAAGGAAGCCACGCATCGGGCAGATGTATGCGCGGCTGGTAGCCTTCTCGGTGGTGAACGAGGCGGGCGAGCTCCAGTTTTCGGAATCGCACGTCGAGAAGCTCTCCGGGCTCCCGGCCACCGTGATCGAGCGCATCGCCGCCGCCGCCGCGCGGGTCAGCGGCATTGGCGAGGCGGCGCTGGAGGCGGCAAGAAAAAACTGAGGAGCCGGCCCGAGCGCCGGTTCCTCCTACGCCTCGCCCTGAGCATGGGCGAGGCGGACCCTGATGCCCTTCTTACGCGCATGACCTCCAGCCAGCTCACGGAATGGCAGGCGCTTTTCGCCGAGGACCCGTGGGGCGAGGAGAGGGCCGACCTGCGCGCGGCGATCGGGCATGCGATGTACGCGAACGCGCACCGCGACGCGGCGCAGCACCCGGAACCATATCGCCCGGTTGACTTTATGCCCTACCACCGCCGCGAGCCCGAGAGGCCAGAGAGCCTCTGGGCGCGGCTGGCGCAGACCTTCGACAGGCTGAAGAGGAAGTAGACCGATGGCCGCACCGGCTGGCGAACTGTTCATCAAGATGTCGGCGGACGTGGCGCAGTTGCGCACGGACTTCGCGCACGCGACGCGCATGGCGCAGGACTTCGGGAACGGCGTTTCGCGCATCATGCGGATGGCGGGGCTATCGCTCGGAAGCGTGCTCTCGGCCGGCGCCTTTGTCGCCTTGGTCAAGCGCGCGATCGACGCCGCCGACGAGATCGGGAAGCTGAATCAGAAAATCGGCGTCTCCGTCGAGCGGCTCTCGGAGCTCAAGTTCGCGGGCGAGCTCTCCAACGTCTCGTTCGACACGTTCACGAAGGGGCTGCGGGGCTTCAACCTCTCGCTGGTCGAGGCGAACAACCAGTCCTCGAAGGCCGCCAAGGTCTTCACGGCGCTCGGCGTGGACGTGCGGGCAGGCCCCTACGAGGCGTTCCGGCAGTTCGCCGAGGCGTTCTCCAAGCTGCCCGAGGGAGAGTTGCGCACTGCGGTGGCGATGGAGATCCTGAAGAAGGCCGGTGCCGACCTGATCCCGGTCCTAGCGGGCGGCGCGGCTGGCCTGGACGCAGCGGCCGAGAAGGCGCGCGCCCTCGGTTTGGTGATGTCACGTGAAATGATCAGGGACGCCACGGCGTTCAACGACCAGATGACGATCCTCGGATCGCGTTCCAAGAGCCTCGGGATCGCGCTCGCTAACGACCTGCTGCCGTTCCTCAACAGCGTGACGGGGGCGCTGGCCGAGGGCGCGTTGAAGGGCCGGTTCTGGGCCTCCGCGATGGAGGAGGCGCTGAAGATAGGGGCGGCGGCCGTGAAGGGTCTTAGCGAGTTGCCGGGCATGCCGGCGCTCTCGCCGATCACGGAGAAGAGATTCGAGGGGTTCTTCAACCCGCCGCGTCAGACTGTCACCGGGAAGATCGGCGGGGTCCAGGCTTGGCAGAGGGCTGTCACGCCGACGCCAGCGCCGGACCCGGAGGCTGTGCGTAAGGCCCTGGCTGATAGCGAAGGCCTGATGAAGCGCCAGATCGCAGCCATCCAGCAGATGGAGGAGAGGCGCAGGAGCCTTTTCGGCCTCAGCGAGCAGGAGATAATGATCGAGCGTATCAAAACCGGCACATACAGGGAGTTCGATGTCGAGACGAAGGCGCGGCTGCTGAGCCTCGCGCGGGAACTGGATCTTCGAAAGCAGACTATCGACCGGATCGAGGCCGAGTATGCAGCGATCAAGACCCTGATCGACCGACAGCAACAGGCGGCGGCGCTCTCGGAAGAGGCCCATCGCGCCATGAAGCTGGAGAACGACGAGGCTCAGTTCCGCATCGGGCTCATCGGGCGGACGGCCGCGGCGCAGGAGCGGCTGACGGTCGTTCGGCAGAGCGACCTCGCGACGCGGGAGCGCATGAGAGCGCAGCTCGCCCTGTTGCCGGAGGACGCGATGGGCGGCGACATCCTGCGGATCGTCGAGGAGCAGACGCGCCTCGGGGAGGAGCAGAAGCGCATCGCCCTCGCGAGCGTCGATGCCAGGGTCGAGGCCGAGCGCGACTGGGTGAGGGCCGGGGCGCTCGCGATGGATAACTACGTCGAGCACGCCACCAACGCCGCCGAGCAGATGCGGACGCTGTTCGAGGGTGCCTTCCGTTCCATGGAGGACGCGCTGGTCGATTTTGTCATGACCGGGAAGCTCGACTTCAAGAGCCTGGCAGACTCGATCATCCGGGACATCATCCGCATCCACATTCAGAGGAACGTCACGGCGCCGCTCGCGGCGCTGAGCGGCAACCTTTTCAAAAGCATCGGATCGTTTCTTTTCGGTCGCGCGGGCGGCGGTGCGGTGTCGCCCGGCGGGGCGTACTGGGTGGGCGAGCACGGCCCGGAGATGTTCGTCCCGGCCGGGGCTGGCTCCATCGAGCCGAGCGGCCGCGGCGGCGATGTAACGGTGAACATGAGCGTGAACATGACTTCGCTCGATCCGCGCGGGGCCGCAGCGGTGATCGCGCAGAACGCGCCCGTGATATTGGGAATCGTGCGCCGCGAGGCGAGCAGCCGCCTGCGGGCCTCGCCGATCTGACATGTCCGGGACGCTGCCCGCATCGCCAGCCCCGGCGAGGGTCGAGATCGGCTCAATCCAGCCATCGCTGGTCTCGATCGCGCACTCGCTCGCGAGGAAGTCAAGGACGCTCGGCGGGCAGCGGTTCACATTTCGGCTTTCCTATCCGCCGATGACGCACGCACAGTTCGCGCCGATCTGGGGCTTTCTGATCGGGCAGCGCGGGCAGTACGACACGTTCTCCTGGGCGCTGCCCTCGCGCGTATGGCCGTTCCGTGGCTACGCTTCTGGGACCCCGACGGTGAACAACCAGTCCGGGAGTCCAGAGGAACTACAGACTGGGAGCCGAAACGTCGCAACCTCGGGCTGGCCGCCGGCGCAGACCAACGTGATGCGCGCCGGGGATTTGGTTGCGTTTGTCGGACATGGAAAAATTTATAGTATCCGGCAAGATATTGACGCAGATTCGAATGGCAGCGCGACGCTTGCAATTGAGCCAGCACTTGTTGCAGGGCCAGCGCATGCTTCGTTAATTACGCGCGGGACTGTGACTGTAACGGTTTCGTTGGCTGGTGATGTTCAGAAATTTGAAGCCCTCCCGCGCGCTGGGAGTTTGCAAAAGTATCGTTTCGATCTAGACCTGATTGAGGCTTATTAGTTCATGCCGACAAGGGGCGTATATGCAATTGAAAACGTAGCCAACGGGAAGCTATACATTGGCAGCTCGATCAATGTGGAACACCGTTGGCGCGTTCATAGAATGCAGCTCAAAGCCGGGACACACTGCAATCTATATTTACAGGCGGCTTGGATCGAACATGGAGAGAAGTCATTCACATTTCGTGTGCTTGTTGACACTGCCGATGCTGATTTGAGTATTGTAGAACAGCGCGAAATTGACCAACGCGGCCTAGCGTTGCTGTACAACATCTTGCCATTAGCATATAGCGCCGGTGGAGTTCACAGGAGGCCAGAGACGATAGCGAAGCATCGTCTGTTGCGGCACACCGAAAAAACGAAGGTCCAGATGAGCGAAGCCCGTCGGCGGTTCCTTCAGACCGATGCCGGCAAAGCTGCGGTTAAACGTTTTGTTGTCGCATCCTTGACTCCTGAAGTGCGGGGACGCATCAACGGAAAACTAAGAGCACAACGCCTAACTCCAGAATATCGTTTGGCGAGGTCTCGAATGGCAAAGGAACGCGGGTTTCATGTTCCGTCAGGCACAAGTCAAAAAGGCCGCACACCAGGATTCAAACACAGCGAGGCTACGCGAAAGAAAATGAGCGATAGCCAACTTCAATCATACGCCGCAGGGCGCTTTCGTGGTCCACACTCACCTGAACATAGGGCGAAGATTAAGGCTGCTTTGATCGGGAAAAGACGCTCGCCAGAGCAATGCGCAAATATCAGGGCTGGCATCATAGCTGGCCGTAGAAGTAGAGGTTTGAACGATGGCCGATAGGGGCGCGACCGCGGCGGTCAGGGCGGAGTGGGGCGCGGCGCAGACGCGCGTGGTACATCTCATGGAGATGTATCTGGACTCGACCACGGTGCGCGCCTCGGACGCGCCGTTCCGGATCGAGTGGCAGGGGAATGCTTTCCTGCCGAACGGGCAGTTCCTGAACTTTTCCGGCGTCGAGGACAGTGCGGAGTTGCGCGATTCCCGCGTGACGGTGACGCTCTCTGGCGTGGACCAGGTTCATATATCCGACGCCCTCCAAGAGAAGTATTTGGAGCGGAGGTTCGTGATTTACCGGGCGTTCCTCGACGCGGCCAACGCGCTGATCCTGGACCCGGTGCCGCTCTTCGACGGCAAGATGGACAAGATGCGGATAGCGGAGGATCCAAGCCCCGGCGCGACGCCGGGTCCTGGGATCGGCAATTGCTCCGTGACCGTCGAGGCGACCGCGCACTGGAGCGACTTCGGCCGCCGACCCGGGCGGCACACAAACGACAACGAGCAGAAACTCCATTTTCCTGGGGACAAATTCTTCGAGTTCGCGAGCGAGATCAACAAGCCGATCCTCTGGGGGCGGGCCCCTTGAGGACCGAGGCCCTGATCCTCTGGGCTCGGCGGGCGCTAGGCCGGCCGTTCGCCTGGGGGCGCGTCGATTGCGCGATCCTCGCCTGCGAGGCCTACGACGTGCTCACCGGACGCAATCTAGCGGCGCAGTACCGGGGGCGCTACTCGACCGCTGGCGAAGCTAGGCGTTTCCAGCGCCGACGGATTGACCTGTCAGAGGGGTTGAAAGCCGCCGGGTGCTTCGCGGCAAAGCCACCGACGCGGCTCGGCGACATCCTCGTGGCGGAGAAGGACGGCTTCCTTTGCGGGCACGTCTGCCTCGGGGACTTCGCGCTCTCGGCCTGGCCGGATAGGGGCGTTGCCCTCGGGCGGACGGCGGAGGTGATGGCGTTGCCCGGTGCCGTGGCGATGAGGATCGCCTAGATGCCGGCGGCGGTCGGAGCGGTCGCGGGGTATTTCGCGACCGAAGTGGCGATCGGCGTGATTGGCGGGGCGTTTGGCGCGGCGGCGATCGGCAGCGCCACCTCTTGGGGGGTGATCGTCGGCAGCGGGATTGGCCTCGTAGTCGGATCTGGCGTCACGTCGGCACTTGCGCCTAGCCCAAAGCGGCCGGAAGCTCAACCGGAAGTTCAATCGCAGCAGTTCGAGTCGCTCGCGCGTGGTGCGCTGGTCAACACCGCCTCTAACGTCGAGCCACTGCCCGTGATCTACGGGACGCGGCGCAAGGGCGGCACGCGCGTTCTCACGGAGGTGACGGGGGATTCGAACCAGTTCTTGCACCTCGTCATGGCCCTCGGCGAGGGCGAGGTCAGCGCGATCCGCACGGTGTACCTGGACGATGTGGCCTCGACGGACAGCCGCTTCTCCGGCCTGGTGACGATTGAAAAATACGTCGGCGCGGACGCGCAGGCGGCCTCCGCCGCGATGGTCGCGGACCTCGGCGGCAAGTGGACGAGCGCGCATCAGGGCAAGGGGATCGCGTACCTGTATCTTAAGCTTGAATGGTCCGAGACCGCGTTCCCGACCGGGCTGCCGGTGATCACGGCGGACGTGGAAGGCCGGACGGTGCTCGACCCGCGCACTTCCGTGACGGCGTTCTCGAACAACCCGGCGCTCTGCATCCGCGACTACCTGACGAATAGCCGCTACGGGCGCGGCATAGCGTCGGCCCTGATCGATGACGCGACATTCAACGCCGCGGCGGATCATTGCGACGACATTTACTACCCGCTCGCCGGGTCCCCGGACGGGGCGCAGAAGCGGTTCACCTGCGACGGGCTCGTGGACCCGGACGCGGGGTGGGTGGAGAACCTGAGGGCGCTGCTCTCCTCGTGCCGCGGGATGCTCGTGTTTTCGGGCGGGAAGTATAGACTCGTGCTCGAAAAGGCCGAGACCGCGCTGACGTCCGGGTTTACGGAGAACAACATCGTCGGGGCGTGGCAAATCGAGAACGCCGGGAAGCGCGAAAAGTTCAACCGCGTGCGGGCGCGGTTCTTCAATCCGGACCGCGAATGGCAGCCGGACATCGCGATCTGGGACGATACGTCGCATAGAACGGATGACAGCGAGCTGCTGCTGGAGCAGGAGATCAGCCTGCCGTTCACGGCCGATCTGGTCCGCGCGCGGAGCATCGCGCAGCTCGAGGAGAAGCGCTCGCGCTTCGGCATCGTGGCACAGTTCCGCGCCATGATGGAGGGGATGCAGTGCGAGGTCGGGGACGTGGTGCCGATCACGCACTCCACTCCGGGTTGGACCGCAAAGCCATTCCGGGTCATGCGTGTAGGGCTCCTGAGCGCGCACGAGGTCGAGGTCGAGGTCCGGGAGTACCAGGCCGCGGCCTATGCCCTGGACTCTCAGGCGCAACCGGCGATCGTTCCGGCGACGAACCTGCCGAACCCGCACACCGTCACGGCCCCCGCGGGGCTGACGCTCGCCTCCGGGACGAGCGAGCTTTTCGTCGCCGGGGATGGGACGATTCACACCCGGCTCCGCGTGCATTGGGTCTTGCCAGCGGACACGTTCGTGCGCAACGGTGGGCGGGCCGAGATTCAGTTCCAGGAGTTCGCGGGAAGCCCCTCGGAGTGGTCGCCGAGCCATTTCGTGGATGGCTCGCTGAACTTCGCGCATGTGGCGCCTGTGGACGACGGGCGGCAGTACGAGGTCAGGGTTCGCTTCGAGAACTCGCTCGGCGTAAAGTCCGCCTTCACCGTTGCGGGGCCGCACACCATCGTCGGGAAGACCGCGCTGCCCGCGGACGTGACCGGGTTCTCCGCCGTGCAGCAGGGCGCGGTGGCGCTCTTCGGCTGCGACCGGGTGACGGATGCGGATCTGGATTCCGTCGAGATCCGCTATGGCGCCACCGCCGGGTCGTGGTCGGACGGGGTGCCGCTCGTGAACATCCTGCGTGGCGAGACCTCGACCTCGGCGGGTCTGCCGTCGGGGGCCTGGGACGTGCTCGCGAAGGCGAAGGACACCTCGGGCAACTACTCGGCGAACGCCGCGCGGATCTCCATCACGGTCACGTCGAGCGGGTTCACGTCGATCAAGGCCGAGGCGCAGGCGCCGAACTGGCTCGGCGCGAGGAGTAATATGGTCCGGCACTGGACCGGAGTGCTGACCCCGGAAAGCCGCAGCCTCGCCTCCGATCTTGGTTTCGAAGTGTTTGACCAGTTCGTGCCGAATGCGGAACCGGACTGTTACTACGAGGCAGTAGAGATCGACAAGACGATCAACGCGTCGGCGCGCGTCTGGGCCACGGTGGGAAGCGTGCTAGGCCCAGGCGAGACCTCGGGCGTCGCGGACCCGAAGTTCCAAATTGACTATAAGCTCTCCACCGGGAGCTATGACGGGTTCGAGTCCTGGACGATCGGGAGCGCGAACTTCCGCTACCTCAAGGGCAGGATCTACGTCAATACGGCGCTCGGGAAACCAGTCGTAACGGGCTTCACGCTTAACGTGGATAACCTCTCGCGGGTCGAGGAGTTTCTGAACCGGGCGATCGGTGCCTCCGGAACGACGGTCACGTTCGCGACGGCGTTCCACGCCGTGCCCAACGTGCAGATCACGCCCATCGGGACGACGGCACTCATTCCCGGGCGCGAGAGCCTTTCGACCACGAGCCTGATCGCGCACCTCTACAACACGGCAGGGACCGGCGTCGCCGGGAACGCCGACATCACAGTGACCGGACCTTAAGCGAATGACGAGCGGTATTTATCAGATAAAAAATAACTCGAACGGGAAGTTGTACGTTGGTTCCGCAGCCAATTTTTTTGCTCGGTGGAGAGATCATAAGCATCGCTTACGCCTGAAGCGCCATCATTCCGTAGTTCTTCAGCGGGCGTGGGATAAATACGGCAGCGAATGTTTCGCGTTTGAGCCTCTGATGATTTGCGCGAAAAAGAATCTGCTGTTTTACGAGCAACGATTCCTTGATGCGCTGCGACCGCATGAGATCGGATATAACATCAGCCCGACCGCTAATAGTCCCTTTGGCATAAAGCGTAGCATGGAGGTGAAGGCTAGGATTTCCGCTGCACTCAAGGGCATCAAGCTCAGCGCAGAGACGCGCGCGCGGATGTCTGCCGCGCGAAAAGGCATACCGAAATCTGCGGAGTGGATACGCAAGATTGCCGATTCGAACAGAGGACAGAAGCGATCAGCCGAATGTCGCCTGCGTAATTCTTTTGCGCATAAGGGACAAATTGTCACCGAGGAACACAGACGAAAGCTGAGCGAGGCCGGCAAACGACGAATATTCTCAGATGCGACTCGCGCGAAAATATCTAGAGCGGCGCAAGGACGGATCATGTCGGTCAAAGCGATAGAGAAAATAAGGGGAATTACATAGATGACTTGCTCGCCTGAACCTTCTTCGCGCGGCGAGCGCGTTTGCGCGCGGGCTTGCTTTTCGGCTTCGCGCGGAACGCCAGTACCACGTCCGCGATCCGATCAAATTCCTTCGGCGGCTTCATGCGGTGAGTTCCTTGTACGTGATGCGACGGCCGGCGGTGGCGGCGATCATGCTGTCCAGCCGCGCGAGCGTATGGCGCTTGACGTTCCCCTCGTTCAGCCGGAACGCGAACTCGCTCGCGTAGCGGCTGATGTGCTTCGGGCTGGCGTGGTGGTAGACGCCGTGCAGGCCGCGCTTCATCACGGCCCACACGGACTCGATACCGTTCGTGGTGACGTTGCCGCGCGCGTACTCGCCCGCGCCGTGGTTCACGGATTCGCGCTTGAAGAACAGACCTCCGAGGCCGTTGTAGGCCGCGTGTTCGTCGGTGTGGATGGTGCTGCCTGCCTTGATGTGCGTATGGATCGCGCGGTGCAGGTTAGCGGTGTTCACGTCCCCGACATGCAGGGCGACGGCGCGACCGCCGCGCTCACGCATCCCGAGGACCGCCGACTTTCCCACAGCGCCGCGCCCCTCCCGGCGGCGCTTCGATTCGTGCTTGTTCGCTTCCTTCCCGCCGATGTAGGTCTCGTCCACTTCAACGATGCCGCGCAGGGTGTCGAGCTGCTTGCCGCACGCCTCGCGCAGGCGCTGCAGGACGAACCATGCCGACTTTTGCGTGATGCCTGTTTCCTTCGACAGTTGCAGGCTGCTGATGCCCTTGCGGGCCGTGACGAGCAGGTACATCGCGTACAGCCACTTGTGCAGCGGGACGTGGCTGCGCTCGAAGATGGTTCCGGTCCTGACGCTGAACGCCTCGCGGCACTGGAAGCAGCGGTAGAGGCCGGGCGAGTGCACGCCGATCCGCTCGCCCAAGCCGCAGACCGGGCAGCGCGGCCCGTTCGGCCAGAGGCGTTTTTCGAGGTAGAGGCGCGCGGCCTCCTGATCCGGGAACATCTTGAAAAGTTCGGCAGTGCTGATCGTGATGCGGTCATTCATGGTTCTTCTCCGAAAAAATGTCGCCCGCTTCGCGCAGCAGCCGCGCGAGCGTTCGCTCAAGGTCTTTTGTCCCGGCGGCTTTCAGCGCGCGGAACACTTCCTGCGCGTTCGGCGACTGACCGGACCAGCCGCCTTCAGGGTGTGGCTGGAAGCGCACAACAAGACCACTGGGGCCGTGCCTCGCTTCCATCTTCGCGAGGTCCACGGCCCAGCGGCCACGCCAGCCGCGATTCGGATGCGAGGTCATTCCTGCGCAGCGATGAACGCTTCCGCGTCGGCGCGGTTGTTGAACGCGAGGATGTTCGGCGAGTTCCAAAAGTCGTAGGCGAAGGAATCTTCCAGCGCTTCCACGGCCTCGGCTTCGGTGTCGTAGGCGCGAACCAGCTTCGGGAAGTTCCCGGCGTGGCCCCACGTCCAGAGTTCCGTGCCACGAACGTGAAGCCGGGGCGCGACGCCGTGCGGGGTGGTCGTCTCGTCGATGTAGCCGCTCAGATCGCGGATCGCGGACTCGACAACCCAGCCCGCCTCGATGGTGAAAACAACTTGGTCGATTTTGCTCATTTTCTGCTCCTTCGTGCCCCTGTTCCCGAGGCGCGGCGGGATCGTCGATCCCATGAACGAATCATCCTCTCTTTTTACGCGCAAGTCAAGTATATTGTGAGCTATGGAAAAACCCTTATAAATCAACATGCAAGTTAACGGTATAAATCCCAAAACAAGAAGGGATTAGATAATGACGACTGGAACATATTCGCGCCCTAATTACACCGTTGATTTAGCTGCTTCGTATAAGTCAAAAATCGACGCGATGGCGCGCGTCTTCGAACGCCTCGGGGACTGGTTCGCGCCGCACGAGCAGAGCGCGGGATCGCCATCTCCGGACATGACGGTGGTCGTGGACGCCGGCTCCGTCTGGGACGGGACGACCTTAGCGGAGAAGGCGCAACAGACCGTGACCGGGTTCACGATCCCGGCCTCGGGGACGCGGATCGACCGGATCTGCATCAATACGACCACTGGTGACGCGCTGCGCGTGACCGGGACGGCGGTGGCGGGAAGCCCGAGCGCGACTCCGCCTGCGATCCCCTCCGGGCACATGCCGTGCTGCCAAGTTTCGATCGCGGGCACGGACACGGCGATCGCGAACTCGATGATCACGGACGAGCGTGTGTTCGTTAGCAATCTTAGTGCGGCAATACAAGCAGAGCAAGAAGCGGGAACTTCAATTTTGGTTTATACGTCTCCTGGTCGCCAGCAGTTTCATCCGAGCGCGGCGAAAGGGTGGGTGAAGGCGACTAATGCGGGGGGGATCGATGCTTCTTACAATGTGTCATCCATAACCGATGACGGCCAAGGCTTGCTGACCGTCACTTGGGATGTGGACTTTTCCAGCGCGAATTATTCTCTTGTCGCCACCGGGCTTATTGGGGGCGGAGTGAGGGATGTGACAGTTGGCAGCCAACTCGCGGGAAGCTGCCAGTTGCGGTGCAACAACAGCGCTGACTCACTGACCGATCCTACGAATTGGAATGTCATTGCCTGCGGAGACCAATAATGCCAACGATAATCATCACCAAGATCAAAGGCGTTTCAATCATGAACTGTCCGGATGAAACTCGTCTCGATAGTGCGCTCTCAAAATGGCAAAAAGAACATCCCGGCAAGTACGTTTCTCACCGTGTTGGAGACGACAGCGAACGCCAGACCGACCGAACTTTCAGGGACGCTTGCAAGGATACGTCTGGCGTTCTTGAGGTCAGCATGCCTATAGCACGCGACATCCACCGAGAGGACCTGCGCTGTGTTCGAAAGCCCTTACTCGCCGCGCTCGATGTCGAATACATGCGCGCAGACGAGCGAGGCGATGCCCTTGAGAAGTCACGCATCGCGGCGCTGAAACAGGCGCTGCGCGATGTGACGGCCGATCCCAGAATCGAAACAGCGCAGACACCGGAAGCATTGAAACTTGTCTGGCCCGATGTTCTCGCATGAAAGTAGAAGTCGCCTACCGCACCGACACACAGCGTCCGCTCACTGATCCGCTTCCAGAGGCGAACGGCGTCGTATTCCGGCTCGTCAAGGGCGACGTGTGCGATCCGTGGCTCGATCCAGACGGGTGGTTCGGGCCAGAAAAACCCCTCTGGCTGATGCGCTTTTGGTCTCCAGTGCCACTGCCGTTCTTCGCGTGGCGGGTTGGGTCCTGGCCAGGCTACGTCGGCTTCAAGATTTACGGCGTGGACAGCGCGGCCTACAGGACGATGCTGCCAGCCGAGGACGTATACGAGGGAAGTTTGGCGATGCATTTTTCCTTCCGTCCCTTCGCTAGGCGAACATAAGATGCAATACGTCGTCGCCCGACCGCGAATCTATTCCGGCGACCTGCTTGCGTGGTCGCACCACGGCTGGCGATCTTGGTACGACATCAAGATTCAGCTCGTCAGAATCTTCACGCGCTCCGAGTATTGCCACGTCGGCATCGCTTGGGTGGTCGGCGGGCGCGTGTTCGTTCTGGAGGCCGTGCAGAGCGGGGTGCGGATTTTCCCGCTTTCGCGTCTGCTGCCGTTTTACTGGCTTTCGCTGCGCGTCAAGTGGGAGCTAGAGGTCGAGGCGTGGGCGCTTCGCCAAATCGGCGAGCCCTATTCAACCTGGCAGGCGA